ACGCCTGATCCTGTATATCTTGACTATGAGGATTTTGATGTTATACCATCAGTAATAATTGATCTTGAAAATCATGCTACATTACCGCAGTATGGATTATTTACAACAAATTATACTCACGAAACGTCAATAGATTTTGATACACAGATGACCGTTAGAGATGATAACGACAATGAGGTTAATGTTGGTACAGAGTTAGTATTGAAATCCCCTAACGGTACATATTACAGATTATCGGTTGATAATGATGGAAATTTAATAACAACGGTCGTATAATAAGGAGTATAAGAGATGCCAAAACATATAACAATTGAAAACGATTTACATGACTTTGATTCACATCAAATACAAACTTTGAGCAGTGCAATTTCTCAAGTTATAGACGTGTATGACACCACTGTCCATACAGGAGCGACTTTATATGTACATCTTAATGATGGGGTTGACGCAGTACGGATTCGATTTGAGTGTATACATTTTGGTGCTGGTACAGATATAAATCAAGATATATGTTATGTAGTAAATACTGCTCCATTAAACATATCAATAAGCAGAGCAATTGTATCAGATATTTTTCAAATTACCATTACAAATAATAGTTCTAATGCGATGACGGGAAAGTACTATGTGGTCTCACATAATCTATAAAATGTTTTAGGGGGAAGTACAATGAAAATAAGAAGACAAGGACAACCGACTATCAATCTAGAAAAAGTAGAAATGATAGATTCCGTGGATGAAGTAGGACCACCACCATCATGGGATATTGTGTTTAATGTAGGCGGAAGAGAATATCGATGGAGATTTGATGATCCTATTATCAGAGATGATGTATATAATAGAATTCAAAATCTTTGGGGATGCACAGACTTAAATTAAATTGCCTGTAAGGTAGGAAAACAATGGGAGATAAAGAAAGAATAGATGCCGTTAATGTCTACTCTTCAGGAATGACTAAGGCTAGATCATTTATCAATCAGGGTAAGATAAATGAATCTAGTCCATGGTCTTTTACAGGAGCCGATGGAAATAAATTGTTAGGTCCAGAAGGAGACGACTGGAAAAACTTTGCTTCCTATCATATAGCTGAAGATACAGATGCAAATGAAGAAACAAAGGGAAGGTATAAATATCCATGGGGAAAGGATGAAGAGATCTATAGACGTGGAGTAATTGCCGCAAAATCTAGAGCAGCAGCTCAAGGTGAAACGGATATTTCAAATGCGGCAGATGAACTTCTACAAATGATAGATGAAAAACTTGATCAGATGTATGAAGACAGATTAAAGATGAGAGGAACAGGTACTAACATGGAAAAGATGTCTGGTGGCGGAACCAAAGAAAAGTTTTCAGAAGAAGGGGCAGGTACTAAAGAAAAGATGGCTGCTTGTCAAACAAGAAGATCAGAAGATTCTATGGAAAGTGTTGCAAGAATCGACTTTATGGAAATGCCATATAACGAGGAAGAAGAATACGATGAGTATTTAGAAAAACCTTTTAAAAGAACTGAAGAAGGTTACTTACTTGGAAGAGCAATCTTTACAAATATTGGAGTATTTCCATATAGATTAGAAGATGGAAGCGTTCAATGGGAACTAAGGCCACCAGAAGAAGTATTTGATTATGACTCAATGTCGTCATTTAAAATGTTACCTATGACAAATGAGCATACCACTGAACCTGTGACAGTCAAAAATGTAAAAATGGAACAAGTAGGTTATTCTGGAGAAGAAGTAAGAAAGAGTGCTTTTCATTTATCAAACACTTTATTGATAAATGATGAAGATACTATAATGGAAGTGGAAGAAGGAAAGAGAGGTCTAAGTGCAGGATATACTGTGGATCTAGAAGATAAAAGTGGTGTATGGATGGGCATTCCTTATGATAAAATTCAGAGAAATATAAGGGGAAATCACATTGCTATTGTGGATAAAGGACGGGCAGGTGATGATGCAAGAATGAGATTTGACTCTACTCATTCTGTAGGTATTTTGAGTCAGGATGATTTAAATAATCAAAGAAAAAATTTAAGGAGGAAAGACAGTATGACTTTGAAAAAGTTTACAGTCGATGGCGTTGAATACCAAGCTGATGCAGAACTGATTGCTTTATTTCAAAACGTCACTAAAGAAAACGAGAGCTTGAAAAAAGATCTAGAAAATTTTAAAACTCTACACGAAGATCATACAACTCTTCTTGCAGAAAGAGACCAGCTCAATGAGGATAATGAAACTCTTAAAAAAGAAGTAGAACAAGCTAAGTCTAATTCACCTGAAGAAGTTGAAGCTCTAGTTCAAGAAAGATTAGTTGTTATTGATGCAGCCAATAGGGCTAACATCAAAATTGAACCCAGTATGAAAGAAGACGATATTAAGAAAGCAGTTATCGTACATCTTTTTCCTGGTTCAAAAAGTAAGTTAGACAATTGTAATGAAGTCTATCTTAAAGGAAGATGGGACGGAGCACTAGAAAAGTTGGAAGAAATTTCCAGTAAAGAAGGCAATGAAAAACTGTCCTCAGATTCTTTGAATAATTTTCAAGAGAATAAACCTAAAGAAGATGCATCTGATACTGCATACAATAATATGGTAAAAAGACAACAAGAATCTTGGAAATCAAACTTAAGAGAGGAGGTATAACCAATGGCTGAATATGGAGCTTATGGCTATATTGATGAGGGCATTCAGGGACTTTATGATCAATTAGACGTTGATATTCAAGGTCGTTGGGTCGCTGGAGAAGAAATTGAATTTGGAGAAGCAGTGTTTACAAATACAGGTGAAGACAATATTGTTTATGCTTATAAAAACGATGTTGGTGTAATTGCTTTTGATGCAGACTTTGTATCAGGAAATGTTATTACGATAACTGTAAATGGCGTCGCAACTTCTCCTGTAACTTTTGCCACCGATCACGATACAACCGCAGCTGCTGTTGCCAGTGCAATCAACGCATTGGATGGAGTATCTTGTGTATTAGATCCAGCAGATACAGATAACAGAACATTCTTGATACAAGTTAAAGGTCAGAATGCAGAGGTTTCTGAAGAAGTTACAGGTGGTGCATCACAAGCAACAGGAACGATAACTTATGACAGTTCACAAGTGTTTGTTGGTATATCAACCTTCTTTCAAAATTCAGTAGGTGTGTATCAAGAATTTGATCCTATAAACGTTTTGTCTAGAGGACTAATTTGGGTTCGTCCTACTGCCGTCACAAATGCAAATAAGAGAGTGTTTGTTGTTACTACTGCAGGAACTACATTGGGATCTTTTGGAACTGCAGGGTATGAAATAAATGCTACTTATCGAAGAAACGCTGATGCTAATGCCTTGGGACAGATAGAAGTGTTCGGCATAAGGCCAGCAACAAGAACTACTTATGCTGATACATTTATATAAGGATAGGAGGATAGAAAATGTCAGGAATTGAAAGACAGAACCCTTTAAAATTGGACGCGACAGAAACTGCCTTCTTTAAAAGACAACTTGAATCTGTCAAGGCCAAAACTTACGATACAAAATATAGGAATTTACATTCTCAAATGTTGATTCCTATGAGTACAGAACATCCTGCTGGAACTGACTTTATTATTTGGTATTCATTTAGTAAAGCTGGTACAGCTAAAATTGTTGCTAACTATGCAACAGATTATCCAAGAGTTGACATCTATGCAGAAGAAAATGAAAATAAAGTTGTCACACTTGGAGCTTCCTACGGATATTCTATTAAAGAAATTCGTAGAGCACAACTTGCCAATAGTATGCCAGGTCCAAATGTATCCTTGGATATGAGAAGAGCTGATACATGTAGAAGATCCATTGAAGAAATAATGGATAGACTTGTTTGGTTTGGTGATAATGATTATGGTATGAATGGATTTTTTAATTATCCAGGAATTACTTCTTACACTATACCTGATGCAGCTGGTGGTGGTGTTGAACCTAAAAAATGGGCAAACAAAACTTCAGATGAGATAATTGCAGACTTGACTGGAATAGTTAGTGCCATTACAGTACCTACTCGCGGTAGAGAAGAACCTAACATGATTATTATTCCAAGGGAACAATATGATCTTATTAGAAATAAGAGAATGGAAGGTGACGCAAATAAAACTGTTCTTATGTTTTACATGGACAATAATCCTGGTGTAATGATAAAGGCAGTTGATGAATTAAGAAGTCAAGGTGCTGGAGGAACAGATATGATAATGGCCTACGTTATGGATCCAAATAATGTAGTTCAAGAAATCTGTCAACCTTTTGAACAGCTAGACTTTGATAAAAAAGGCGGACTTTATGAAGTACCTTGTCAAGCTGAATTTGGTGGAGTAATTGTATTCTATCCACAATCAGTTGCTTATGGCATTGGAATTTAATTAAGGAGAAACTAATGATAGTAAATTGGAAAAAGCCAAAAGCTGGATTAAAAGTTATTCCTATTCAAGTAATGGATGCAGAAGGAAAACAAAAGATAACAATTGGATACTTAACATTACTTCCAGGGTTTAATCACATTCCAGATGAAGATTGGAAGAAAAGTAGAGCATGTGTTCTAAGTGATCCAGAAGCAGAATGGATAGAAGAAGTTTTAGTCTCTTCTACAATAAAACCTGAAAAAGAAGAAAAGGTTATGTCTGTTGATTCTTCTTCAATAGAAAGGAATGTAGAAAATCTTGTAGAGTTTTTAAAGAAAAATGATATTTATACTTATGCTGTTGAGTTTGCAGCGAAAGGAGAAAAAGAATTTGGAAAAGATTCTATAGAAGAATTTATATCCAATCATGAAGAAGTGTCCTCAGCTGCTGCGGAACATTTTTCTGTAGACAAAGAAGTTTTTTATGTTTCAGTAAACATTTCAGATCTTCCAGCAGTAAGAGCAGCGGAAATTGTTAAGGACACATGGAACTTAGGTACTTTAAATTCTTGGAGATCTTTTGAATCTAGGGACGAAATAAGGTCTTTGATTTTAAATCAAATTGAGATTGTTGAAAACCCTACTAAGAAATCCAAAGAAGTTTCAGAATCAAGTACTTCAGTTGTTAGAAATGTGAGGTAAAGAAATGGGTGTTAGTACCATATTATCTGCAATAGCACCACAATATGACTCTGAATCAGCTAGAGATACTTTTATTTCTCTAGCTGAAACAAGAGTTAATAGGTGTGCTTTTAATGACAAGGCAGATTTAGCAGTAGCCTATATGGCTGCTCACATGATAACAGTTAAGAACCTATCTAATAAGTTACAAGGAATAGCAGTAGGTGAAGTTTCATCTATGAAAGAAGGAGACTTAGCTTTATCTTTTAGAAGATCTGCAACCAGTGGAACAGACAATGATCTTGCTTCTACTGAATTTGGAAAACAGTTTTTAATTCTACAAAAAGGTTCCATTATTGCTCTTGGAATTACAGGTAGAAGCGGAGCTGATGAAGGGTTCATAGGTGAAGACTTTAACTTTGGAGGCGGATTTGTCACCTGTGACTGATAAAGATAAAGGATGGAAAAGAATACAAAGAGAGTTAAGAATACTTAATCGTAGATCTTTATTTATTGGATATCCTAAAGGCAAAACAACACAGTTCAATATCAACAAGGCTTTTTGGAATGAGTATGGTACAAGCCGTATTCCAAGTAGACCTTTTAATAGGACAACTTTTGATAGGTTCCAAAGTAAAGTTATTAAGTATCAAAAAACCTTAATGCGACAAGTATACAGAGGTAAGATAAATGCTAGAATAGCTTTTACAAATTTGGGAAATCGTTATGTAGGTTATATCAGGAGAACAATAAAGGCTGGTCCTTGGACCCCTAACGCACCAGCAACTATAGCTAGAAAAGGTAGAGACGAACCTTTAATAGATACAAGAGAAATGTATAGAACAACTAAGTTTGATGTAAGGAGAAAATAATGTCTGTACTTTTTCCAGAAGACATAACAGCTACAGATTATTCTGTCGTAAGAAATAAAATGGAAAGTTCTAAAGTCGCAGGAACCCCTTATACAATACAAGCAGATATACAACCTATGACAGATATTGAAGGGGGAGAATTATTTGAAAGTTTGCCAACACTTAGACGAGATGTTGGTCATGTTAAAGTATATAGTGATCAACAATTAGTTGTTGCAAAAGAAGGTACGGTAGGAACTGGAACAGTCTTAGATTGGTCGACAAGTAAATGGGAAATTATACATGAATATGAATATCAAAAACCTTCTCTATTTAGCTTAGTTGATCATTATAAATACATAGGTGAATACAGAACAGAACAGGAGTTAACAATTGATACTTGATGTCACGAATACAATATATGATTGGGTAGATGCAATTATAAATAACCCTTTAAATCCTCCTACTCCATTGGTACCTATTGTTCCGTCTTATTCAAATACACCTGCACCAGAAGGAAGATACATAACTATAGACTCTACACCTACTATGAATGAAATAGGAAAAGCAGACTGGGAAGTTATTTATGATGAAACTGAAGACAAGTACTTTAATTATTTAAGGTCTGAATTTGAAGGGGCTGTTGAAATTTGGGAAACAAATGGAAATGGAGATTATTTATTAACATTAAGTAAAAACCAGTGGGTACAAGAAGCAATAAATAAATTAAGTAGAAATAAAATTTCTTATAAAAGAGATAATGGTATTTTATTTATTCCAAGACAGCAGGGTGAACAATGGGAACGTGAATCAGTTTTAGAAATAATATTTGGATTTGGAACTGGATTAAGGTATGAAGTTGATGGAATTGAAGACGCTGAAATAAACGGAACTATCACAAAAGACGATGGCAGTGATAGGAATATTTATATTGATAAAGATGTATAAATTTTTAGGAGGAAGTACATGGCTAAAATAGACTCTATAGTACAAGTCTTCATAGAAAGACAAACAAGATTTCCTTCACTTCCTGGTTTTGGTAATGGAGCGGTCATAGCTGAATTTAGTCTAGATAAGACCGTTAATCCTTTACTGGGAAATGGAAGGTATCAGTTGTACACGAGCACAATCGAAATGGCTAACGATGGTTGGCTAGAAGAAGATTTAGTCTTTGCATGCGCATTAGACTACTTCACACAAAATCCTAACCCAGGATTATTTATTGTTGGTAGAAAAGATTCTGCTGATGCTTCTTGGGCAGTTGCTTTGAATGCAGTTCAAGATGAATATTCTGATTGGTATGGATTTACAATAATATCTAGAGACCCTGATGATGTCTTGGCTGCATCAGTTTGGGCCGAAACCCAAATTAAGATTTTTGGATACACTTCAAGTCAGTTAGCTATGGGTGGTGTTAATGATCCAGCAACAAGTGGATTTTGGAGATCAGGTTCTTTAGGTGGTCTTTCATTATTTCAATTAGTTGATAATGGATACTTAGCGGTGGCAGTTGACGGAGGATCAGCAACTAATGTTACTGGAGTTGACTTTACATCACAACCTGCAACAGCAGGAATCTTTACAAGTGGTGATGTAAGTTCTAACTTAGCAAATTTTATAACCCCAGTTACAGATGGGGAATTCACAATTGCTAAAGATGGAGCAACTGGAATCAATGTTACTGGAATAGATTTTACAGGTGATACAGATTTAGCCGATGTTGCTACAACAATTGAATCAGCGATACAGGGAGCTGATGCATCCTTAACAGGTGTCACAGTAGTCTACACCGCACCAAATTTTGTTTTCACTTCAGACGTAACAGGTGCTTCAAGTTCGATAGTAATTACTGCCGTTCCAGGAGGGGTTGGAACTGATCTAACTGGAGCTTCATATGTTAATGGTGGAACATCTACTTCTGGAACTGATGCAACTTCTGCAGTAGCAAACTTTAATGAAGTAGCTACAATTCTTCAAGCAGACATAAGGGCTCTTGGTGGTGCATACACAAATTTTACTGTAACTTACAATTCTACTGAAGAAAGATTAATATTTAGAAGTGGAACAACTGGGGCTTCTTCTAATGTAATTTTATCAGATCCTTCAGGTCCTACAGGCACTGCTTTATTCGGAGAAAATTACGTTAATGGTGGAGCTTCCTTTGTAGGTAAGGATGCAGTTACTGCAGGAACAGATGATCTTGCAACAGTTATAAAGGCTCTAAATAGAGACAGAACAGTTCTTTGTTATTCCCCTAGAGCACAAGACAGTGATACTATACCTACAAGTATGGACTTTGTTTGGTCAGCTATGATAGGAGAAGGTTTTCCATTCGATCCAGGTTCTCAAACTTTTGCCTTTAAACAATTGTCTGGAATACAAGCTGTGACAATTTCCACAGGAGTTTATTCTACGCTTCAAAGTAACTTTGTAAACTTTGTTGATATAATAGCAGGCATCACACACCTTGCAGGTGGTCCAAATGGTGGCAAAGTTATGAGCGGTGAATATATTGATATTATTCGAGGAACAGATTGGTTATCGCAGCAAATGCAATTAGCTATATTTAGTTCATTGTTAAACAATAGAAAAATATCTTTTACAGATGGAGGAATCTTAGGTATTAAAGGACAAATATTTAAGATACTAACTCTTGGATATGATAATCTATTACTAACTTTGCCAACCTTGGATGATGTAATAGTGCCTCTAGCAGAAAATGTTTCTGCAGCAGATAGAGCAGCAAGAACATTAAGAGACGTTACCTTTGTTGGAAGATATGCAGGTGCTATCCACAAAGTCGAAATTCGTGGAACAATTTCAGTATAATATTATAAAGGAGAAATAACATGGCTGATCTACCTATCCCAATACCTACCGATCTAATAGTTAGAACTTATGATCCTAAACTAGTTAAAATATTGTTCGAAGGTATTCCAATGACAGGTTATGCTGATGGAACTTTTGTTATGATATCAGTGCCTGAAGATTTTTGGGAAAAGAAAAGAGGAGCAGATGGAACAATAGACAGAACTGCAAAAAATATTTTTGATGTTCAGGTCACACTTACTTTAAAGGGAACATCCTTGAGTAATTCCGTACTGACTCAATTTCATGCAAGAGATAAACAATTTGGAACAGGAAAATTTTCTGTTTTTATTGAAGATTTAAATCAAGGTGTTCCACTACTTGTTGCAAGAGAAGGATGGATTGTAAAATATCCAGACACAGAAAAAAGTGATGAGTCTTCAAATAAAGAATGGGTAATTGACACTGGTCCAGCAAACTACAATCCTACAGGACATATTCGATAATTAAACTTAAAGAAGAGGTAAATTATGGAACCAAAAAGATTCACAATTAATCAAGGGGAGGAGAATGAATTTCAAATACTTCATTTTCCTCTAAAACCCTTGACCATACTACACTTAGACAAAAGACTTATGTCGTTATTTACAAGGGCACTTGGATCCGCTCCTATTATTGACGCATCACAAGGTGATGATTCAATGGACACTGGATTCTTTTTAGGTTTTTCTGAAGCTATGGATAATCTTTCTAAAGATGATATGTTAAGTTTATTTTTAGAATTGTTTTCTACTTCACAATTACATTATAAAGATAGGGCTTATGACCTTAATAACGAAAATAGTTTTAATGAAGCTTTCCAATATTTAACTGTCATCGACATTTACAAAACAGCTTTTAAAATTATGCGGGAAAACTGTTTTAGTTTTTTCGCACTAGCGGAACAGATGGGAGTGGACATAGACATTGGATCCCTAATGGGGAAAACCGATTCTTAAAGTCTTCTAAATCTGCTTCCGCAAAAAGGATGAAAACGTTGGGTAAACTTGGAGAACTTTCTGAAGAATTAGAAACTGAATTAGTTTTTTGGAGAGTAGTAATTGATGCAGGAATATCTCCACGGGAATTAAACGAATGTACAATGAGAGATATCTATAAGATGGAGAGTTTTTTAAATATGAGATCAGATTATTCTGATGCACTTTTATTGTTGCCTACACTAGGAAATAAGAAATGATTGTAAGAGAACTTGTAACTAAACTTGGATTCCGTGTTGACACTGGAAGATTAAGAAGATTTAACTCTTCAATAAATAGAACCAGAAGAAACATGGGGGGACTACCAGGAGTTCTTAGGAATTTTTCTCAAGGATTTAGAGGACTAAATTTAGGTGGATTTTCTAATTTACTTTCTGGTATGGGTTCTTCTTTCGGTGGAATGGGTTCCGCAGCAGCAGCAGCAGCTGGACCTATCGCCGCAGTTGGAGCTGCAGTTGCGGCGACTGCAGTCATAATAGGTAGAGCAACTAGAGCCTATCTTGAATTTGAAGAAGGTTTAAGAGGACTAAGAAGAATAACTCTAGCAAATGCTAGAACTATGCAACGATTTAGTGATGCAGCTCTTAACGCAGCAGAAACAAGTGTATTCACAGCAAGGGATGCAGCTCAAGCTCAAGTGTTTTTAGCACAAGCAGGCTTAAACACCGAACAAGTTATTGGTGCTCTTCCAGGAACTTTGAACTTAGCAGCTGCGGCAAATCTTGGTCTTGCCCGTGCAACTGATATTGCTACAGATATTATGGCCGCGAATGGTTTACAGGTTGACGAGTTAAATAGAATTAACGATGTTTTAGTTGTTGGTGCACGATCAGCAACAACTACTGTTCAAGGTCTAGCTGGTGGCTTTGCAAACTTAGGTGCAACTGGTAGATTAGCAGGGGTTGAAATCGAAGAACTCGCTGCTTCATTAACAATAATTCAAGGCGCTGGTGTTAAAGGAGGTAGAGCGGGAACGTTCTTAAGGAATGCTATAGACGCTTTAAGAACTCCGTCTTCTAGATTGTCCAGTGCTATGCAACAAGTTGGAATTGATATAAATGAATATGTTGATGTACAGAGAGGTACAATAAAAGACTTACCTGCATTCATTGCAAGGCTAAGAACTTTATCTCAGACAGACTTAACAACTTTCTTTAGAGGGTTCGCGGCAACTTCCCGTGCTAAGCGAGGGCTTGAAATACTTGTAGCTTCCGGAGATAACTTTGATAGAGTTTTAGGAAACATAAGAAACTCAGCAGGTATTGCTGCTCAGTCTGCTGGCGTCGCTTTTGAAGGATTGGGTGGTGCAATAGCTGAACTTAGATCAAAGATGGATGTTTCACTTGTAAGGTTTATGCAGGACACCGGATTAAACAAATTGTTTGAGGGAATTGTAAGAACTTTAAGTGATGTTCTACCAAAGGCAATTAGATTTTTAGGTGTCGTCTTAAAACCTATTGTCTTAGTTCTAAGAGTTATATGGTCTATCTTTTCTTTTGTTCTTTCCATAATTGGAGGAATTATAGATGTGGTTGTTAGATTAGCACAGGCTCTTTGGGAACAGATTTCTAGACCTATTGAATGGGTTCTTGAAAAATTAAATGAATGGGTTCAAGCTATTCGAGATTTCTTTTCAGACTTAGTTTCTTCAGACGGAATTATAGGTAGAATAATAAAGACAATAAGAGAGTTTATTGATAAAGCAATAAAATTTTTAGGTCTAGGTGACGATGAAGAAGATACAGGTGAACAAGAGCAAGCTAGAAGAGAAGGACAAGAAAGAGAAAGAACAATGGGTGGCGCTCCTGGTGGAGGCGGAGGAAATGTATATAACATAAACGCTCCAATATCTGTTAGTGGAGCTGGAAATCCACAAGATGTTGCAAGGTATATTGCATTACAGATAAGAGGATTAACAATAGAAGCCGGAGGAGTTTAATGGCAATATTTGATTTTAGACAACCTTTACCGACCACTTTATTTCTTGGAAGAGATAGGAACTTTTCAATTAAGAATGATATAGAATCCATAAGTTTTGATCTTGTTCTTAGTGAAGATCATACACTTCCAAATGAAGTTACGGTTTATAATATTGAAGATGGAAGTATAATAACTGACAATATTAGATTGGCTCTTAGAACTGGAAGCTTAGTAGGGTTCGTAACAAATTTTTCTGTAAGAAGAGCAACAAGTTTATTTTCCAATTATCCTTTTCCAAAAAACAGAGCGCAAGAAGCCTTTGATGCTTTGAAAAGAATAAGGGATAGCAGACAACTTGTAACACTTGTAACAAACTTAGAAATATATAATGACGTTGCTATAACAGGTATATCAGCTGGTAGAAGTTCTGACGATGGAGAAAGTCAATCTTTTTCTATATCTTTTCAGGAGGCCAGAGTTGTTCAGTTAAGAACAGTTGCTATTGAAGCTAGAGTAAATCCTGGCAACTTGAATAACAACAGAGCTAGACAAGCATCACCACAAAGTAATGTGGGTAGAACTACAGGGACTTAAGATGATTATAATACCAACATTTCAAACTCAAGCGGCAGACTTTATTCAAGAAATAGAACTTGAAGGTATCCTTGTTAGATTAAGAATAGTGTGGAATTCAAGATCTGAAAATTGGTATCTAAATTCTTACGAAGAAGTGAGTACAGGAAACAGATTGTTAGGAATAAAGATGGTAACAAACTTTCCTATTCTACTTGCTTTTAAATCTAGCATAGAACTACCAGGAAATTTATTTGTATTAAAGTCTAGTGAAGGTACACCAAATGAATTAACTTATGATAATCTAAGTAACGGATGGAACTTTGCATATTTAACTTCAGAAGAGACAGAAGCTTGGAGAAACGAGAATGGCATTTAGTCAGATTGTAGAATTAAAGGTAGGTACTTCTCCAACTACAGGTGGTGCTGGAGTAGGGTTATTGATTTCAGATTTAAACATTGAATTTGAAGTTCAAAGATCTATACAGTTTAGTGACAACTCTTGTACTATAACAATATATAATGCAAAAGAAACTACTAGAAACAATGTATTAGTAGAAGGAAACAATGTAGTATTGTCTGCAGGATATGAAGACGAAAGTATAGGCACTATCTATATAGGTAATATTGTTTCATCAGTAAGTGTTCAAACTGGTGTAGACTGGCAAACAACAATTACTTGCGGTGGTTTACAGGGTGCGGATAGAAGATTTGATTATGTAACTGTATCCTTATCTTATGCTCCAGGAACAAGAGTAATAGATGTATTAAATCAGATTGCCTTGTCTTTAGGTCTTAGAGTATTTGGAAGAGATAATGCACAGGGAATAACACTTCCAAATGGATATGTTTTTGCGGGCACAGCTAAGGAAGCATTAAGATATTGTAAAAGAATTTTAAACAATACTTCAATTGATTTATATATAGATAATGCGACGTTATTTATTTATAGACAAGGACAACAAGACAGTAGATTCCGTTCAGTTTACCTTGACTATAATTCAGGATTATTTCAAGCCTTTATTGAAAATGAAGAATATAGGGTAGGTAATAGAACAGAAAATAGACCTAGAGTAAAATACTCTTGTTTATTAAATCATAACTTGGAACCGAGTGGACTTGTTACAATAAGAAGTAATAATGTAAACGGAACCTATGTTAATGAGAAAGTTGTTTTTAAGGGTGGAAATTTTGGAAAAGTTTTTATTTGTGAAGGAGAAGCTATAGAATGACAATTAATCTTTTTGGTAGTGGTAAAGAGAATTTAATCGATGCGATTTACTTAGCTATAAATTCTTCCCTTGAAAATGTTCATACAGTATTACCAGGAAAAATTGTTTCTTGGAATGCTGGACAAAGGAAAGCAAGCGTTGAGCCGTTAGTAAGTATGAAAACAGTTAAGGAAGTTGATATAACTTTACCAGTCATAGATAATGTACCTACAATATTTCCATCTGGAAGTAACTTTACTTTAAGATGGGACATTGCAACAGGTGATGGTTGCTTAATATTATTTTCAGAATATGGAATAGGAAATTATTTAAACAGTGGGGGGCAGAATCAAGTTGCAGCAGATGATTCAAGTAAGTTTAATTTAACTGATGCAATATGTATCCCCGGACTATTTTCATTTAGTAGAGCTTCAAATTTACCTACTGATAATGAGATAAGTATTACTCAAGGAGGGGTAATAACTATTAAAAATAGTTCAGGGACAATTGAATTAAAGGATGATGGACAAGTAGATATAAACGGAAATTTGACAGTGGATGTATAATGGCACTTGAAAATATAGCTAACGAAGATTTGACTTTAGCACATGGAACAGGATCTCCAATAAGTGGAGGAACTTTTACAGTTACTTCTGTTCCATCACAAAAAGTAAAAGCATTAGATAAAGGTGTGCATAAAGACCCTTTACAATATACTTTCACTGGAGGAAATGCTTCTGGATTTGATTCAGGTTCTATAGCTACTATTGTTCCACAAACAATAAATGCAACAGCAACAAAAGTAAAAGCTGAAAATCAATTAGTTATGAGAGAAGGAGACTTTGGAACTATGCAAGCACAAGGAACAGTTGGTGGAGTTCCTACTCCTATAGCTGGTCCAGTAGAAATATCAGATGCTGGACAAGACAAAGTAAAAGGACAATAATAATGTTTAACTTGGAATTAGACACAAATAATGATATAATAGTTGTAAACAATACTCAGTTATCTATAATAAATAGACCAAACTATATAGCACAAAAGATAGCAAGCCGAATAAAGACTTTTAGAGGTGAATGGTTTTTAGACGTTGATTTTGGTTTACCTTATTTTACTGACATCTTAATTAAGACAAGAGACATAGAAAGTATAGATGTCATAATTAGAAATATAGTTCTTGGTACAAGTTCTGTATCTAGAATAATAAACTATGAATCTGAATTGGACAATGCAAACAGAACTTTTAAAGTTACGACATTAGACGTGGAACTTGAAAATGGAGAACAAGTTTCTGTCGGAGGAGTGGCAATATAATGGCAATTTATGTTACTGTTAACGGATTTCAAAAGAAAACTTTAGCTGAAATTAAACTAGAATTAGAAGAACAATTTAGGTCTGTATTTGGAGAAACTATAGACGTAGAACCAGAAGGACCTTTTGGACAAATAATTGGAATTCTTTCACAAAGAGACGCAAACCTTTGGGATGCACTAGAAGAAATTTATAAAAGTAGAGACCCTGATCAAGCTACTGGAACAAGTCTAACTTCTATTGCAAGGGAAAGTGGAACAACTAGAAATCCTGCAGTTCCTTCTACTGTACAAGCTATTCTTTATGGAACGGAAAGTACAATTGTCCCTGAAAATAGTAAGTCTAGAAGAAACACAGATCGAGGAAGCAATCCAATATTATTTAATTTGGATAATGATATTGAAATAAATAGAACAAGAACAAAGGAATTAATCCTAACTATTCCTACAGATCCAACACCTACAGAAGTGTTTTCAGTTACTATAGAATCTATAGTCTATTCACACACTGTTCCTGGTGGTGGAAACACTAAGGATGAAGTTATAGATGCAATAGTTTCTCAGATTGATCCATTGGATGATGTTATATCAGAAAATAGAAGTACAACGTTGTATATTTTTTCAATTCCTACTTCTTTAAATATATCTAATACAGCAAATTTTCAAATAGATACTTTAGGATCTTCCGGTAATTTTACTGCTGATGAAAGTGGACCTATTCAGGTTCCTGCAAATACATTAACCGAAATTGTTACTCCTATAACAGGTTGGGAGGGACTGAATAACCCTTCATCAGGAGTTACCGGAAATGTCGAAGAAACTGACTTTGCTTTAAGATTAAGAAGAATACAAGAACTTTCTACAGGTCTTTCTACAGTAGCTTCTATAAGAAAAGAAGTTAATTCTGTTGAAAATGTTCTTGTTGTAGTTGTAGAAACTAACAGAACAAATATTACAGACGTTGATGGAAGACCACCACACAGCTTTGAAGTAGTTGTTTCAGGTGGAGATGATAATGATATAGCGCAAGCTATATTTGATTCAGCTCCTGCAGGAATAGAATGGTACGGAGTAGGTTCTAGTGGAACAGCAATAGATGAACTTGGAAATTCTTTTACTATATTATTTTCAAGACCAACGCCAGTCTATATTTGGATTCGTATAAGTAGAGATCTTAATCCTGAAGAAGCTTATCCTACTGATGGAGACAATTTAATAAAAGAAAATATTCTAGAATACGTTTCAGAAAATATAACTATAGGAACAGACATAATAAGACAAAGACTTGCAACTCCAGTTTATGAAGTCCCTGGTGTTGGGGATATAATAATTGAATTAGCTGAAACTGCATCACCTGGAGATACTCCAGTCTACGCTGAAGATAGTATAATACTAGCTGGAAGGGATCAAGGTGTATTTGCATTAAGCAGAATAACTGTACAGGACATACCATAATGGGTGAAATAGTTAGAATAACAGACTACTATGCAGAGGCTTTGGAATTATTCATAGAGCAATATAAAAATTCTACCAACTTGCAAGAAGTAATAAGATCATCAACACTTCAAGCTGATGATCTTGAAACAGCTATTTTTGAAGTTAGGGATTTATTTTATATTGATACGGCAGAAGGAGAGCAACTTGATGTCATAGGAAGAGTACGGAATGAAGAAAGACTCGGTAGAAATGACAATGACTTTAGAGCAGCTATTCAACTAAGAATAAGTTTAAAAATAAGTGGAACCATAAGACAAATACAAAATGTACTTATAAGTTTTTATGGTGCAACTTACATTGACTATATTCCTGTCTATCCAGCAAAAGTTTTTTTAATAACGGATGCACAAATTCCAATACAAGCGTTAACCGAACTAACTCCAGCAGGTGTTGGAATATTATGCAGGGAAAGGAATGATGACGACAATCCAGTATTTGGATTTGAAGACGATGCTATTGATAATGTTTTTGCCGTAACACAAGACTTAGAATTTTTTGGGAAAGAGGAAATATAATGGCAGGAAATTCACCAATAACTTTTTTTAGAGACTTAGTTGAAATAACAGGTGCTGAATTAGATATGGTAAATGATTTTGCTTATGTTAATAGACCTGCAGAAGTCTCTAGAAACAATAGAGATAACATAATACCTTTAAATCAATTTATATCTTCTGTAGAAGAAAGTGCAGTTGTTCCTTTTTTAGAAAGACTATTTAGACAATTTAAACTCTCTAATTTTGCTTATGTGCAAGTGGGAACTTCTTCATTAGCTACTACTAGAATAGAAGCAAGAGGAGATATTGTTTGTTTGACAGACACATCGGAGACAACTTCAAGCCTATTTAGGTCTACTGATAGGGGATGGACTTGGTTTGCACAAACTACTCCCACTGAAAGAATACAGGACATAGAACCAGGAGCAGGACAAGTTTGGGTCTTTGTTAGTAATGCTTCACCTTATGCTTATAGATCTACAAACGATGCAATAAGTTGGACCGCTGTTTCTGGAATGCCAGTAGGAGAATACAGGTCAATATCTAATGACGGTGGAAACAATTGGTGTGCTTGTGGAATTTCAGGAGCAAAATTAGCTAATTCAACTGATGATGGAATTTCTTTCACAGCAAGAACTGAACCTGATTCAAATACAACTTTTGGTGATATACAACACTCCAGAAATTCTGGAGATAATGTTTGGATAGCAGTAGGTTCAAATTCAGTTAACGATAATGCTTTTGCTCGTTCTACAGATAATGGGACTACATGGTCTGCAATAGCAGTTCCTACAGGGCTGGGTTCCAATACTTGGGTAAGTGTAGACACAGATGGAGAAGGCAATTGGATGGCAGTTGCTGCGAGTGGAACAGCAAGTGAAAGGGTTGTGAGATCTACAGACAACGGATTAACTTGGTCTATACTAACATTACCTACAGAGTTTCAAGGAATTCATTTCAAGGTAAAGTATGACGATAATACTTGGATAATAACTACTTTCGATAAAGTAAAGATTATTTATTCCTTGGATAATGGGATTAATTGGGAAGCTTCAACTTTTCGTAGATATAATGACCCTGCATACACATTACCAATTATAGGAATAACTTATACAGAAGGTGCATGGCTATTCTTAGCAAGTATATTTTTTATAGATCCCTCAGATGATGCTAACCCAACTAAGATATTAAGGTCATTAGAATTTCAAGAAGGTATATTTTAAGGAGGAGTTATGGCAATAGATAGTTCCATACGTTATTTTAAGGATCTTACACAAATAGCTTCAGGAGATATTATAGGTGATCAACATTACCTGTACATTAATCGTCCAAATGAAACTGATCCAAATGACGTTGACAGTATAATTACAGTAGAAGAATTTGCTACTTCTATAGGAAGTATTGTAGTAAGACCACAAGCAGAAAGATTTATCTATCAACTTCAAGCTTCTAATTGGATAAATGTTGATACTCCAGCTACTACTGGAGCGATACAAGTTGTTGAAGCTAAAGGAGATATTTTCTGTGCCGCTGATCCAGACGGAACAACAACTAGCTTAATAAAGTCTACGGATAGAGGTTGGTTCTGGCAATTAAGAACTACCCCAACAGCTGGTATTCAAGGAATTTCTGCAGGCGCAGGACAAGTCTGGTTAATAATAACAGGAAATGAGTCTCCATACGTTTACAGATCTACTGATGATGCAGAAACCTGGTCCCCTGTTTCTGGAGTTTCTGCAGGAACTTATTTTGGTATTGACAATGATGGTGGAGACAATTGGTGTATATGTGGAATAACAGATTCTAAACTGGCTAACTCAACTGACAATGGAGTTTCTTTTACAACAAGAACCGCACCTGATGCAAACGCACAATACTATAAAGTTCGACATTCAAAAATTGCATCCGACGATGTATTTGTAGCCACAGGAGTAAATCCTATAAATACAAATGCATTTGCTAGAACTACTGATAATGGAGCAACATGGAGTGCAGTAACAGTTCCGCTTGGAACTCAAACAAATATTTGGATTGGATTAGATAGTGATGGAGAAGGTAATTGGATTGCAGTTGCTGCGAGCGGAACATTAAGTGAAAGAGCTTTAAGGTCTACTGATAATGGTGCCACTTGGTCTATATTAACAACTATTCCTACTGAACTTCAAAGTGGTTTTAGAGAAATAAGGTATGCAGAAGGAATGTGGATGATTCTATCAGTAGATAATACTAGAGTTATCTATTCTTTAGATGGAGGGGATACATGGTTAGCTTCAACCTTTCCATTATTTAATTCCTCTTCTACTGGAAATGAATTTGATGGAATAGCTTTTTCAAATGGTGCATGGGTAATTTGTACTAGAGGATTATCTCCTGACCCTTCAGATAATTCTAACGCAACTAAAATACTTAGGTCTTTAGAATTCCAAAAAGGATTATTCTAATAGGATATTATATATGTTTTACTTTAATAGAGGAAACAAAAATGATTGTATAGAAGAGGAAGAAATATGCCCACAACCAACATTGATCAAAGTGTTCTTGGTAATCCGTATATTGTTGGTGCTCTATCTGCTCTTGGTGGGATCTTATTGGCTATACTTGCTTGGATAATAAATTATATTATTAAAAGGAACGACGAGAGTCATAAAGAAATAAAGGATAGAGTACAAAACGTTGAGGAAGATATCGAAGAAATAAGGGAAGATGTCTATTATTTAAAAGGTACAGTAGAAGTCAGTTTAAATACAACTGATAAAAAGAAAAAGAAATAAAGGAGGAATACCTATGAAATTCTTAGAAAAAATTAAAAGCAGAAAGTTTATTGCAATGTTGATAATGGTTACAGCTTTCTTTGTTTATCCAGAACATTTCACAGGTACTCACTTAATTTGGGGAATGGCTATATTTGTTGGGGGTAATGTAGGTGAACATGTTACAGAAACAATAAAAGCTATTCGTGGATCTAAAACCAATATTGAGCAGATACATTCACCCCAATAGAGTTAACGTTTTTATTTATATTTAATACTGAAAATTTAGGTCCAACACCTATAGCAAATCTATTAAATCTATAAAGATACATTACAGAAAAATCTAATTCCATAGAATCAAATCCTATGTTGTAATTTATACCTGACTGTACTTGTATTCCATGAACCTTTTTTCTCCATGCAAGTGCTTCAGGTATTGTATCTTTTTGAATAACTATGTCAGAAGTTCCTTTTCCTTTAGCGTCTACCCTAACAGCTACTGAATTCCGCCTTAGAGTTACCTTATTAACCTTCATGTCCTCACCTGTTATTTTTATTACCTGTACTTTGTTAATAGGAATTTTTGTTTCCTTCTTATAGTAATATACAGTTCCTCCAATACCTATTGTAGAACCTATTATAAGGCAGACTAGACCTGTTATAACATATTTTTTGTAGTACATTATATACTCCTTATATATTTTAATTAACCCCTGTACAGGTAAAAACCTTATAATACAGGGGTTTTTGTAAAATTGTACTGGCTCATCTGTCCCAGACGGCAGTTTATTTTAACCCCACGTTAGTTTGTATGTCGGGATTTTATACTTTTATAGTGTTATACTATTACTAACAAAATTATTACAATTTTTGATAAACACATTTCAAAGAAGGAAATCTTAAACTTATTTCTCCATTTTCATCTTCTATTTCAGAGAAATAACGGACGGTTACAGTTTTCCCAACAATTAAACTTGGATGCTTGTACCAAGAAATTCTTTGTGAATCTGTTAATCCACTTCCAACCCTTTGTTTAAATCCACTATGTTCAATTACAATGTTTCCACAACAATCTTGTTGTATACCATCTATAACTTTAGTTCCTACAACTGTATCCACTACAACATATTCATCATCATAGAAAGGCTTTACTTTTAAAAGTTCATTGGATCTTTTAAACTTTGTTGTACAATTTTTTCTCAACATTAAACCTTCCCATTCACTTGGAATACTTTCAATTAATAAGCTAAGTTCTTTTTTAGAGTAGATTAAAGTTTGATCAACAAGCTCTATAAACTTACAATCCTTAACATTATTTGCAAGCTCATCGTATCTTTTTGTAAATACTGTTTCAGTTTCTGTATCATCAAATTCTTGTGTACTATATTTATCAAATACAAAAAACTTTGGACTCTCAATAGTATAATTTTTTCTTCTTATAAGTTTCATAATGGATTCAAAATCTTCATTACCATTTTCATCCACAACACATATTTCTCCATCTAATATTTGTCCTCCTAACTGTATATTATTTACTGGATAATTGTTTAATATATCTTCACTCAGCTTATCTAGTGTAAAAAATTCTTTTCCATGTCTAGAATAAAACCTTACTTCATCCTTAAATACGAACGCTAAGCAACGGACACCATCAAGTTTTCTACTTGCATACCAATCATCTTCCTTAAAGTCACACATTCCTTCTTCATAATCTTTTCCCAGAGGAACTAAAAACTCAGAAATTAAATTTGGAAAAGCTTCATTTATTGTTTTTACAGATATTCCACATGAAAGATCTTTGTCTAATATTTTTAATATTGTTGCTTCATACAGTCCGTTTTGTTCTATAAAACTTACGCAATGTGCTATTGCTGTATCGCCTGTTATTCTCCTTGAACTCAAGTCTGTAAGTAGATCAAATATATTATATCCTTGTCTTAATTCTATTTTATACTTTTCATTTTCTTCATACAACAAAGATTCTATTCTATCAGAAGTAACATAAAAATTTATCATTGGATTATATATAAGTGCTAAGAGTCTTGCACACTTTTCAAATTTAGCAATTACTTGTATCTTCCAATACTTGCTATTGTCCTGTGAACAAAAGTGTATAAGTTGAGTCATACTTTCTAATATAGTTTCCATAATTTCTCCTTTTAAATAAGGGGTACAGAATAATCTGTACCCCTTGTAATTTTAGTATTCTACGTCTTCTTCAGATCCTGAACTTTCTATTATTGTATAGTCAGTTTCTGCACCTTTTAACATTTCCTTAGCAGGAAGAATAAGGTTATCTTTTTCTTCCGCTGTTATGAATCGTAGAAACTCAGGCGTTGCACCTATTGTAAACCAAGAACCTTTATCGTTAGATTCTTCAATAGTTGAAAGTTTCCAAACACCAGCCCATGTAACATTAACAGGTTTGCTATTGTGCTTAAGCAATTTTAATCTTGTTGCAAATGATTTTGCATGTTTCAATGAAGCAGTTGAAACGGGAAATACAAAAATGTCTGAGGGATTATCTATGTTTAAACAATAGAATTCTATTGTATCAACAATCTCATTTCCTTCAGCATCCCATTTTTGTACACCTGATTGGTCAGCGACAATTGCTTGTTCGTTTTCTGGAGTTTTTGGATATCTTCCAACAAACCCACCTCTCTCTGGACGCCATACCACAAGTGTATGTTCCATCTTTAGAATAACAACATTGATTGAGTCATAAAGTTCTCTTGTCGCCGAGTTACAAAAATGTCCTTCCTCAGCATTTTCTAAAAACTGTGGATTATTTTTCTTACGTTCTGGACTTAGTGATTGAATAATTTTTAGGAAGGGTGTCTTAAAAGTTTGGCTACTTGTTCCTTCGAACCCTGAATCCATTCCTTCGAACAATCCTAATTCTGCAATTTCTGTACTTTCTTTTTTCGCAACTTCTTTACTCATGGTTTTCTCCTATCATTTAATTTTATTATTTAATTTTTGTTTCTCTGTACTGATATACTGAGATTCCTTCTGGTATTTTTTCACCAGATTCTAGCTTTGTACGACAATACTTAGACAGTGTTTGATGATGGATGCTTTTCTTACTTTCATAAGCAACATCATTTTCAAGTAAGTAGTCAAATACTTCTTCATCCATTTCATTTTCATCAATAACTATCTCTGACTTAAATAGAGCATTAATACGTTCTTCTGCCTCTACGTCACCTCCTTCAGCATTAACCATGTTTCTGTAGGCTTCAACATAGTTCTTGTTTGAAATGCTTGCTTTAATTTTATCTTCAACTATTACTTCCTCACCTGAGGAAAGTGTTAGTTTAGATACTCCAATTGAATCAAAAAGCTCTGGAATATATTCCCTTGAAACTTTTTCCAGTTCTTCTTTTTTGTTTTTAAGACTTTGTTCAATACCTTCAATCTCTATTGCAAGAGTTCTTTGTTTATTACAAAGATCCGACAATAGTTCTAAGGAATCTTGTGATACCTCAGACTGTTCATTAAATAAGTCAGTCATTATTTCCTCCTATTATTTCTATTTTATTTGAACTTATTTTAATTTCAGAGATATTTACGTTAGTAAAAAACTCTGGAAAACTAGTTTCATGTAACACTACAAGTTCGTTTTCCTTTTGTTCTAACAAGGTTTTTGTCTCTAAAATTTCTTTCATTAAGGTTACTCTTCTATCACATAGTGAAATAAAAGAAAGCCAATTTTCAAAAGTTAAGTTGTCCTTTTCCATAAACTCCTTTTCCAATTTAGTTACTAAATTCTTCATACTCTTACCATCTCTCTACTTTTGTTTTTAGTAGGGATTTGTGGTAGAAAAAATCCTATAGCATAAATAAATCCAAATATAAAGAACATAGCTATAAACATTCCAACCCTTACAGTAGAAACAGGAATATCAAATTTATGTGCTATTCCTCCGCAAAGACCCAATACAACTTTTTCATCTGAGCTTCTGTAAAAACCTTCATACTTCTTTTCTAATTCTTTTTGATAAAAATCTTTTGGTTCGTAATGGACAGAGATATCATTATCACTAATTGCTTTATCATAACCTATCTCAAGTTCATTTCCACAATGTTGACATTTCATATTGCTCTCCTTATTTATAAATATTAAAATAAAACTCTCGCTGACAAGCTAACTGTTTTCTTATATAACTTTCTTTTGGTGGTAAGAAATAAAGTTTACCATAGTCATATAAACATAGACAAATACTATTGCGATTTCCAAAACGCTTATTCTCTTTTATCCATGCTAACTGTCCTGGCCTCCAGTCTGGTTTTATTACTTCTGAATGATAAGGTTCCTTTGAACATTTTAATTCTATCCAAAGTATATTATCATTTTTAGCTGTATAAATGTCTGGTAACCTTTTACTTTCTACACGGAAAAAGAAAACACCTTCCCTTATTAGTAAAGGCGATACCATTTTTTTATACACTTCAGATTCAGTCATTTAATCCTCCAAAAAATTATCTGGGTTTGTTCTAAAGTAGTTTATAAGATTTTCTTTACGCTTTAACACTTCATAGATTCGAACATCGACAGTGTTCTTACATATAATATCTTTATAAAGTACTTTGTTTGTCTGACCAATTCTATGAGATCTATCCTCAGCTTGTAACCTTGAATCAGCCTTATGTGAATTACTATAAAAATATTGTAAAGTTGAAAGCTGTAAATTTAATCCTTCCCCTCCTTTTAATGTACTTGCTATCAATATTTGAAATTCTTTTTTCTTAAATCTTTCAATAATCTCATACGAACTTCCTCCATAATATTTTTCACAAGTGTATCCTGCTTGAGAAACTTTTTCAGTTATTAAGTCTATTTCTCCTCTGAACCTTGCCCAAATAATTATGAAAGTTTCTTTAGGAACAGTTTCTAAATCTTCCAATAAAACTTTTATTTTATTGTTACTTTCTATGTATTCATATTCAAAAGTAGAGTCAAAGAATTCATCGCCATCTGAATTTACTTTTATAGTTGTTTCAGCGTAAGGAAATAATCCTCCAGTAACCATTTGTAACCTTAAATACATTACAACTTTGTTTACTATATTTATTTCTTTTCCTTGATACTCTGAATACATATCCTTTTTAATTTCTTCATAGATTTTCTTTTGTTCCTTACTTAAATCACAGTACAATTTTTCGTAAACTTTATCAGGTAAATCTAAACAATCTTCTTTCTTTACAAAGAAAGTGATTTCTTTTATTTTGTCTTTCAACTCTGGTAAGTTTTTGTATGAAGCAAACTCATCCATTCTTCTTACTTGTAAAATGTCTTTTGTTTTCATACCAAATTGTATTGAAATTTCTTGTAACTTTTGGTTAGTTAATTTTTCCTCCTTCTTTAATCTATTTTTAATAAAGCTAAAAGTCTTTTCATCAAGTACAGTAAAATATCTTCTACCTTCATTTGTAGATTTCTGTATCATAATTCCATAATGATGTTCAAAGTAAAAGTAGTCCATACCAAAAAAGTTCTTTTGTAAAAATTCAAATTGACTCCAAAGATCAAAAGGATTATTTGGTGTTGGTGTACCTGTAAGTATAGTTTTATACTCTACACCTGCAAACATGTCAAGAATTTTATTTGTTCTTTTAGCACCTCCACGTTTTCCCCTTACAGGTTTTCTTCTACCGTTTTTAATCTTTGTACTTTCGTCAATTATTACAAATACTTTTCTATTATCCAATATGTATTTTATATATAAATCTATTGTATCCGACTGAAAGGCTTCAACGTTAGTAGAAAAAACAAATAATTTATTCTTATCTGAAACATATTTTTCAAATTCGTTTTTAAATTTCTTTGTCTTTCCTCCATTCCATTCAATTCCATTCCATTCTTTTATAATACAATGCTCTTCATATTGTTCCTCTATCCATTGACTTTTGACAGCATTTGGACTTATAATAATTACAGCGTCTATCTTATCTTGCATATACAGTAAACTTGATTTTTCTATAGCAACTTTCGATTTACCTGTACCCTGTTCCATAAATAAAGCAAAACAACTTTTGTCTGATATAAATTCTTTTGCTTGTATTTGATGTTCGTACATCGGAGGAATTTTCTTTAAAGAAATTGTTTTCATACTATACCTCTAATACAAACAATATTTTTCTCGATAAGCTTCCCAAAGACCAAATTCCTTTATTGCTTCAAAACATTCTATTATTTCTCGATTTATTTCCAATTCCAAAAGGTCAAAATTGTTTACGCGAAATTTTTCTATGTGAATGTCCTTTATTTTTGGATACTCATCCCATTCAGCTATTATATATTCAAAGTCTTTACACTTTGTAATATAACAATAGAGTTTATGCTGGACGCCTTTAACGTACTTATTCTTTTTATAAGAGCCAGTTGTCTTAATGTCTTTTATAAAAGTAATTTCTTTATCCTTTTCCTTTACTGCATCATACTTTGCATAAAGATAACACTTGTAACCTTCTATATCTTTAGTTATTCCACCTTTCTTTCCAAAGGAAAAACCTTTTACTTCACTGCAAACTTTTTGAAAGTGGATTGAACCTCCAATAGAATCATTATTTGCAACTGCATAAACTTTTTTCTCAAACTCCACTCCTCTGCGAGCTGCTTCAGGAAAATCTCCCGGAATACGATTAAGGGTATCTGAAAGATCTTGTAAAGCCTTTTCACTCCAAGTTGTTTTTCCATCCCCGCCTTTATCCTCTTTGATAACTGTATGCGGAGCTTCTATTGCCCATCTTACAGCACCAATTAAATTTTGTGTAACTAAGTGTGCTTTTTCACCCATCCTTTTTCTCCTTTTTGTTTTCGTTTAGCCAATCATAATCTATAGGACTATAACCTTCAAGCATTCTTCTTTTAAAAATTCTATGTTTACATTTCTTACATTCATAATAGTTATGAACTCCAGAATACTTTACAAACTTGTATCTATGAATTAAACATACTCTATTTTCCATTCCTTTAGATCCCCCCAGTTTTCACCAATTTCTGCATCGACTATTACAGGAACCCTTAGACGTATACTTGTTTCCATTATGTGTTTCAATTCTTCGCCTGCATCCCTACCTATTTCAGTTCTTGGCATACTACAGTCCATTTCATCATGGACTGTTAAGTGTGGAATTAGAACGTCGAATACTCCAGCTTCATAAGCATCAACCATAGACTTTTTCATAATGTCTGCTGCAGAACCTTGTATAAGTCTATTAAACATTATATATTCTTTTCCAGACTGTGGCATACGAGCACGACGATTTAATATTGTTCTTATGTATCCAAACCGTTTTGCCTTTGATGCAACTCTCCTTCCTGTCTCTTTAACGAATGGAACTTTTGAATGATACATTTCATAAACAGCCTTAGCACCTTCAAGTTCCCAATTATATTTTCTAGACATAGATGTAATTCCCATCCCATAAGCAGCTCCAAAGTTTAGTGTCTTAATAACCTTACGGTCATCAATACCTGTCATTTCCATAAGTTCAGCATGGTAGTCTACGTTTGGATCGTTAATATATCTTTGTCGTATAACCTCTGAACCTTCTCCAGAAGCGTAATGTGCTATAAGTCGATATTCAATTTGTGACCAGTCCATCTTTAACCAATCACAACCTTCCTCTGGAACAAATAGTTTTCTTACAACTTGACCGGACAATACTTCACTATCATGTTGTATATATTCGTTTTCATTTTTTCCAGAAACTTGCTGTAAATTTGGATTTGATGAAGAGAACCTTCCACTTACTGTTCCATAATCATCACTTCTTAATTGATTAAAGCTACAATGTAGTCTATCACCTACCATTAATTCTGGATAAGGATGTATAAACATATTTAATAAAGTGGAAATATGTCTAATTTCTAATATTTTTTTAGCTAGATCATGATCCATTTTACTTAATGTTTCCTTATCAAACTTTGGATTTCCTTTAAGTTGTCCTTTCATTATCATTAACTCAGTAGGTTCATTGTATTCTACAGGATGTCCCATAGACAAAAACAATTTTTCTAACTGTTTTCCACTGTTCGCATTAAGTTCTCTGCCAGCTATTTGATTTAATTCATCTTGTAGATCGTACCTTAAATCATCAAGTTGCATTCCTGTTTTGTACAGCTTTTCTTTATCAACCCTTACACCTGTTCTTCTCATTTGTAAAAGCAATGGAAACAATCTCATCTCTATGTCGTATACATTCATTAAGTTTTGATCTTCCAATAATCTTTTTTGTTTTTGAAAAACTTTGTAAGTAAGTAAAGCATCTTGTGCACCATAAGGTGCAACAACTAATGCTGGCAAAGTATACAATATTTTATTGTCAACCCTACCTTTAGGAAACTCTATACCGTTATGAATCATATACTCCTTAATATCCCTATAGTTTTTTCCAATACCTAAATATTCTTCACCCAAGGAATCTAAACTGTAAGTTAATTTATATTCATCAATAAGTGGTTCAGCTATTTGGACATCATTATATACACCATTAACAGGTATTCCTTCATAATTTATTAACCAATCTAAGTCGTATAATCCATTGGCAAATATTTTATGATTGTTAGAACTTAACTGATCAATAATATATTTACGATTTAAATTAGCTTTTTCAGGAGTCACATCAAAATGATTTATTGGATAATATTCTGAAAGTTCTCCATTAGAAAAGGAAACTCCAGTAACGTATCCATCTTTACGATAGACACCTGGACCCTTTTCTTTTAGTAAAGGGTCCTTTGATTCTATATCAACTGCTATTTCTTTATCACCTTTATATTGATAATAGCTTAACTTCATCTTAGAAATTCCTCCTTTATATCAAATATTTCTAAAAGGTTTTTTACAGTATCAACACCTATTTTTCCTTCCCATTTTGTATAGTCATTGTGATACTCTATATCGTAGATCACTACAGGAATTTTAAATAGATGCATATACTTTAAACATTGATCACAAGGACCATGAGTAACTAACATAATAAAGTCACTTAGATCAGTATTGTATCCAAGATTTTTAAAGCAATCGAATATCGCTCTTGGTTCAGCATGAATAGCCCAACATCCATCTTGTTGCCATTCATACTCTTTTCGTACACATTTTTCACATGGAACTTCAGCCCCTCCATGACCTACTCCAACAATCTCACCTGTATTTTTATACATTAAGACTGCACCTACTTTTTTCTTAAGACATTGGGATGTTTCTGCCATAACCTTTGCAAGCTCTACAGCGTCTAAAAACTTTTCCTTATTCATATTCCCCTCCTATGTATCCTATGTGTTTAAATAAAGTTTGACTATATAATTCTAATAAATAGTCATCACACCCCTTTTCAAATTCAGAACGTTTAAATTCAGAGATACCTATTAAATTATAAACTTTAGATAACTTTTCTTTTATAAGAAGTAAATTTCTTTCGTACATGTGAAGACTACCAGTCTGATGATTATAGTTTCCTAGTTTTATGTCATAGTTTGAACGTAACTCCTTAAGCATCTTTAATTGTATTAAACAAAAGAAAGGAACATCATAAGGTAAACCATACCAAATATCTGAAGACCTCATCTTAACAAATAAATGTAGTTTCCCTCCTCTTATAAAAAATTGTAAAAACATTGTACACGGATTGTCATTACTAGGATGAGCATTTTCTCTGTTATATATTGTCATAACAGCTTTCTTGCTGTCCTTATTTTGTAACAACATTTCCCTTGCATATTCAAACTGAGTGTAGTTGTGATGGTTTCTATCGTGTAACAATAGTTTTCCATAGTTACTAAAGATTGTTCTTCCATCATCTGAAACCTTGTTCCAGAATTTTGAATGCTTAGAAATTTCTTTTAGAAAAGGGCTTCCTGAAGTATAGAATTCTAATTCCCCTTTTAAATAATCTATAGACATATCCCTACAAGTTGCGAAACATTTTTTAGGCTTTGTCAAAGTGAAACTATAGTCTAACAGTTCAAAAACCTTTTCTCCTTTTCTGTTTAATATACTATAGTCAAAATCATTGTACACTTTATCCATTAAGCAACAATAAATTTTATTAAAATCATTCTGAACTATCTTCATCAACTTCCCCTCCTGTTGTAATAAACATTATACATAAGTTTATAATAGACTTGATTAAAGTCGAAATTATCATTCATTACTTTTTTCCTCCCTTATGTCTGGGGTGACTGGTTTTCCTTCATATTTAGGCTTCTCTGTAGGATACAGTCCATGGATTCCAAGACGACCTTCCCAAAATTCTCTGCCCTTATTAAATTTTTTCTCACACTCTATAATTCTACTGCTTAAAATTTGAGCGTATCTTTCTATTGGTCCATAGATATATCTATTTCCTAAAGTATGTTCTTCAAAACAATATAAGTATGCTTCCATTTCATCAGACAATTTAAAAAGAAGTAATTGATCTTCCGTTAAGATATTTTCTATACCTTTGTCTGACCAAGGTTTAAGTTCTTCAGGAAGTGTTTCCTCTTCAAGTACACTCCAAGCTTCTTTTGTCTTTTCATTTTTGTTTCGTATCAGCCTATTCATATCGCCTGTAAAGGTCTCTGCAAAATCATGATTCATAAGTATAAATAAAATGTCCTCATTTATTTCTACTCCAAACTCTTTACAAAACAAATAGAACAACGTGGCAGTTCCGTGTCCATGTTCGCATAGATTTTGTGGTCTTAAAACAAATTCCATTTCAAATCTTTTGATTGAAATCATTGTTTTTCTTTTGTCTAAATAATTTTCGATATTCATATTTACTCCTTTATTAGTTTTGATATATGTGGTTTTAGTTTACCTATTTTGGAAAACTCAATTAAATTATTGTACAAAGGTTCTTTAGGATGTAACTTCTGTATTTTTTCAACTGTATGTATACAGTCGCCATAAAAATATTCCTTACCCCAGTAAGGATATAAACCTACACGAAAACTTCTTTGACTACATAGAACACATGAAATAAGATCTTCTCTATATCCTTCCGCAAGTAGTGCTCTAACCTTTTGAAACTTTTCACCTTGCCAAATATCAAGTACATGTTCTTCGTTAACGTTACCTAAGTCTATACACTTAGCACCATTACTACAACAAATATCTACGATTCCATCATAACCTATTGTCATATATTTGTAGGGTTCTTTACATACTTTTCTTAATGGAAAGTCCTGTAATTTTGAACCTGTATATTTTTCCCATTGGGAAAGTTTTAGGTTGCCTCCCCAATTGTGCATACGTCTTGTAACGTTACCATCACAATTAAATATGTCACTTTCGTCTGTTAAGATAATTGTTTTATGTTTATAACCTTTATAAGAAAAAGCATTAACGTTGTCTTTATAATAGTCATAAACTTGTATTCCTTTTATTTCTAAAATTCTTTTGTTTCTTTCTAGTTCACCTATAAAGAAATCCCTTTGTGCCTTACTATAAAAATCTGTTTGAGCATAATTAAGACCCTTGTCAAACAAGTCTATAAATTCAAATATGTTTTTACTTTTATAGACTTCAGTATTTGTTATTATAAGTATCTGTGCCTTTGGCATTTTTTCTCTTATAATACCTATGTACTCTCCTACATTCTTATGTAGAGTTGGTTCACCTTGTAAAGAGATTGATATACGTTTTGTTTTTTCTGTCAGGTTATCTACAATATTCAACAAAGTTTCTTTTGTTATTCTACCAGTAGAAGCTTGTGACCTTCCACAGAAAGAACAATTAAGGTTACATCCTCTTACAAATTCTATACGAACCTGATTTGGTTCTGTAAAAACAAGTAGATTATGTTTCCTTAATTCTGCGACATGCTCCTTATCATACATTTCCATAGTTACCTTCCGTTATATTTTCTAAACTTTACTTTTTGATTTCCAGTGTAAGCATTAAGATACTTAACATACTTTTGATATTCACACAACCAATGTTCAACTTCCCTTAAGGTTATTTTTTCTTCTGGAAAGTATATTCTAAATTCTTCTTCCATTACTTCCCTTACAACTACTGCATCAGGCAACCAATCTCTTTGTTTTATTCTTACAGTAGGATAACCAAACCTTATAAGGCTCATTCCTTGTCTTGCCCCAGGACCCATGTTTGCATAGGTATTTTTATCGGTTGGATTAAAGTAGTCTGTGTATTCAAAATCACAAGCATATTCGTATGCCATAAAACCACCAACACCAGGAAATTGTTTTAGAAAATCTACAAGCCTTTCCATAGAGTTTTCTTTAATAACTTCTTTTATATAATCGTTAGCTTTTAAACTTTCAATTAAAAAGAATGGAGCTTCATACGTTTCTAACCAACCACCAGGTACTCTTGGATTTCTTATAAAGCATGAAGAAAATAATTTTTCCCCTTCTTCTTTTCTACTACTAAGAAAATCTTTTACTTCAGATAAATTGTCCAGTTTACAGTTTTCTTTTATTCTACAGAATGTAGAATATGTAGAAATAAACCTGTATAAAATTATTAAATCCCATCTTTCAAAGGGAAGTATGTTTTCTATTAACCACTTTGTACACTTATCGTATTGACGAAACACATTACAGAAAAAGAAATTTTGGAATATCTCATCCTCAGTCCAAGGAGCTGGCATTCCTTCTTCCTTTAATTTGTAAATCTTATGTCGTTCAATAGCCGTATCTAAGAAGTGATTAAAGTGTTCAGAATTAAAATGGTTATTCATATATTTCTCCTATCATCTTATTCATATCCTTTTAAAAATGTATTAGTTCCAAGTATAATTTTCATACCTTCTTCAGCTGGTATATAAGGTTCCTCGCCTTCAGGTAAAAATCTTTTCCAGTCTATTGTACAATCTAATCTTTCCTCATCCCATAGTCCGTTGTTCTTTATTTTAAGATCAACATACCCAGGAAATTCTTTACATAATTGTTTAGCGGATTCAGATTGTGCTTCTACTGTTCTTGTTTCTGAACATCCACCTTTGTATCCTGTTCCAGGGTCACCACAGCACCAACGAGCATTGCTTAAAGACTTGTAACCTTTTGACAATAATTTTAATTGTACATAACGATCACTCATAAAAGGAACAGGCATTTCATTAATCTTTATACCTTCCTTTATTAAAGTTGGAACATGGTAACAAACGAATCTTATAATTGGAATATTCTTAGGAAACATGTATTTAATTCCTTGGCTTCCAAGCTTCAATGGCAGTCCAACTATTGGGTACTCCTCATTACAAAGTTGTATACTTTCATAAAGTATTTTATTAAAGCAATCGTTTGCAATAAAGTCTTCATGCCTTGAAGTATATTTTGAAGATAGATTTTCATCTCTGAAATACAAGTTTATATCATCGTCAATTATAAATAGGTATTCAGTAAAATTTTCCTTTGCTATATCAAAACACTTTTGTCTTTTATCTGCGATTGTAGAATCATCAGGTACAACAAAGACAGGTGCATAATTATCTACAGCTTTTCTATAGTCACTTGCTTCACTTTCTCGAACTATAATTTCGTATAGATAATTAAAGCTAAAAGGGTCTATATGTTTCCATATACCTATTCTTTTTTCTATAAGATGTATCCTATTTCTAGATGGAATACTTATAGAATAATTTAAGTTTGTTAACTTATTATAAATTTCACTCATTCATAGACCTCCTAAAAATACTTTCGTAACCGAATTGTGAATTAGAATGTACAATATGTAAATTCTTTTTTGCTCTTGTTAAAGCTACATATAAACATCTTAATTCAGAATCCAAGGCTTCTACATTTCGTTCAAGGTTATTGTCAATAGTTTTAGTTACATCTAACAACAAAACAACATTGTCAGCTTCACCACCCTTTACTCCATGTATTGTATTCACTTCACAATTTGTTTTAGTAACATCAACTTTGTTTTTAAACAAGTCTTTAAAATAAGTTTTCTCGTTTATATCAAAGTTCAGAGAATAAAACCACGGATCTTTAATGTTTATAATGTCTCTTAAATAAGGTTTAAGTGATAGGTCAGTATAAATTTGTTCAGGATCATACTTCCTATGTTTTTCATAAATCCTTACAGCGTTATACTTTTTCATATCAACACTATACCTGTGCTTATATTGAAAAGTCATTCCTAACTCCCGTAACCTTTTTCCATATATAGATAAGTGATAATTATTTCTGGCTAGAAAGTAGTAAGATTCCTCATTGTTTATAGGTATCTCATCTACTTTATTATAAAAATAAATTTCACCACCTTCTTGTACAGGGTCAAAGATTTTATCTACACGATTAGATATTTGTTTTGAAAATAGTTTAGAAAAATTTAGTATCTTTTGTCTAAGTCTGTACGATTTGTCCAACACAATGTTTTCACTATGTTTTGAAAGATTTAAAAAATGTTTTATATCAGAGCCTGACCATTCATATATTGCTTGGTCATCATCCCCTGCTATATAAACTTTGTTACAATTTCTAAAAGCTACTTCACAAAATTTCCATTGCAAGGATGTAAGGTCTTGTGCTTCATCAATTATAGCTACTTGAACAGGTAACGGTTTATCTTTTTTAATAAACTCTACAATTAAATCATCAAAATCCTTTACTCCCATTTCAGTTTTAAATCTTTCATAGTTATTGGAAACAAAATTTACTTTCTTTACATCTAAATCCTCCAACAATATTTCAGCGGTCCTTGGATTATTTTTCTTTAGAGAAACATAAAACAAATATTTATCATCGTTATTGATAAAGTCCTCTGTGTAGTAACCTACAAAGTTCATACCCATTGCCCTTGAAAACTCTTTATAATTTTTCTTGGAAATCATTTCATACCTTGACATTCCAAGGTCTCTAAAAGCTAATGAATGAATAGTTCTAAAATAAGGTAAGTCAGAATCTTTATAACCAAACTTTTCAGTAGCTCTATCTCTTCCTTCATAACTTCCTTTCTTTGTAAAAGAAACAAAGGCAATTTTATCTGAATCATAATCATCCAAAATGTCAGAAAGTAAGTTCAATAAGTACGTTGTCTTTCCACACCCTGGAGCTCCAAAGATCATTGTTGTTTCTTGCATATTACCTGTCCAGTCCAAACAAAGGTAGAGGATCCCTTAACATAACTCCACACTTTAAAGGGGATATAAAATCATTTGTACTATTATAATAAAAAGTTTTACCTCTTCTATCTATTAAAAGGTAAGTCACTAAAGATTTATCTTTGCTAAACTTAATTCCATAAAGTCTTATTGGATATCTCACACTATAAGAATTAAATTTTCTAGGTCTATTCTTTTTGTGAAAACCTTTCTTATGATAATCTAAAAACAAATATTGGTATGTTAGATACTCATAACTATTTCCAAGATACTTAACTCCGCTTGGATTATATTCAAACTGTTCACAAGTATCGTACTTAAACATTTGTCCTACACGTTCTGAAAGTTCATCAAATGAAGGGATAAAAACTTCACCTTTAATAGATACAGTAAACAAAAGAACTATAGTTATAATTGTAAAAAATATTATTTTCTTCATAATTTTCTCCTTTAAAAATCTTCGATAAAGTCTGAAAAGTCTGGTTCAAAACTTTTTTCTACAGGTTCAAAGTAATTAAGTAATTCCTTCTTAACTGTAACCACTCTAAGTTTTTTCCTTTTATCTTTTCCATTAGATTCTGTATTTACATCCTTATTCATTTCCGCTTTAAAGTCGTCTTTCAATAAACGATATACTTCTTGTTTATCAAAATTAAGCCCACGCTTTTTATCATTAACGTACACAACTAGATCCCTCATACGGAACCAATATTCTCCGCTAGAAGAATCAAAAAACACACGACCATCTTCAATTTGTCTTCTGTTTTCAGCCGGGACTCTTCCAGTAATAAACTCGAATACACTAAGCTTCAATAATATTATTGGAGAAGTATCATCAGCTTCATCTATAGTTTTTACGTCAACTTCTTTTAGAGCTTGGTTAACCTTTTTAAACCATTCGTGTTGCTTTAACTTTGTAGGAATTTCATAAAGTTCCCTCATACACAATTTAATGAAAGTGTCCTGTTTCAATAATTCATCCTCACTTTTAAAGACTAACCTTGTATATTTTTCTTGATCCTGTCTTCTAACTTCCCATTCATAATAAGGTTGTTTAGATTTATATTGTGTTAGAACTCCACACTCTATAGTTGAAAAGTATCCGTCATCTTTTCCAACACCAAATTCCCTTTTACGACATTCGTTCTTATTACAATAATCTGAACATGGAAAGTCATTACATTTATACTCGTAATCTCTTTTTCGTAAAGATGAAACAATTGTTTTTTCGACCTCCTTTTCTGATAATGGATATTTTAAATTTCCATTTGCCTCTAATAACTGTTGTTCAAAAAAGTCTTCATCCTTTTTCTTTAAATAAACACCTAACGAAAACAGAAAAATATTTCTACCTGAATTAAAATCCAACGGATCTAAAATTGTTATTGACTGCAAACAAGGTGGTGCGTCATTATAATCTAGATCATGTAGAAATTCTCTCATATCCTTTACGGTTGTCATCTTTCCTTTTATATAACTAAGAGCTTCAGGTAAAGACAATTCTTGTCCTTCTTTTATTGCGACTTGTTTTGTCTCCTTATGATTGTAGTAAGGTAAGTTAATTGCATTACCTATTTCTCCATCCCTTAGTTTAGTTTGCTTAGGAAAAATTTCAACAGTCCTATTTGTTTTGTTTTTAACGTAAGTATCTATTGCTAATATAGAAGCCATACTTTTCATTATCTTTACAGCTTCTTTAGGACTCTGAGCTTGTTTGAAAAAAGAATACAAGTGCAATCCTCCACTTTTACTTTTGAAAGGAACCAATGGAAATTTATGTTTGTCTATAGCTTCAATAAAAGTTATCATGTCCTCATTATATATGTCAATATCTATAGCTGAGAAAAAACATTTACTGTCTTCAGATATGGGGATTATTCCCAGTCCTTCTTTACCTTCTAAATGTTTTTTATAATCTGTTATAGTTATTAACTTATCTTTTACAGTACGATACTCCCCTTGAAGCTTTCCATTTACCTCGTCTTTTCCGTACACTAATTTTAAATAATTGTTTTTAGAACCGGAAAATAATTTTTTAAATTCCTCAACATCATGTGAATTTAGTGACATATTTCATCTTTATCCTTTACCTCATAAACCTTTTCTTTAACGTACAGTTTTTCATCTTCAAGATAAAACTGTTCGATACAAATACCCTCTTCATCCGGTGCAGGTTTTCCTGGTAGAACAAAAGGATATTCAAAAAGTTCCTGAGCCTCTATGAATACAGAATCATTAATCCTTATAGCTTTTAGTTTTCTTATTCTATTTCCCCTATTAACTAGAGCACGAATAGAAACTGAACTTCTATTTGTTAATTTTGAAAATTGTGTTACTAACCAATAATCAGTTCCATCTATGTTTATAGTTTTCTCATTATAAACCTGGATCATCTTTTCCTCCTAGATTGATATTACTTTTAAATTTGACAATTTTGTTTCCACCCACAACAATCATCTCCTTACTTTTAGGGTGAATTATTTCTCTTTGTTTAGTTTCCTTTAATTCAAAGGTTCCGAATCCTCTAAAAGTCACTTTTCTATTGTTCTCTAATTCTTTAATCACTATTTCAAATATCAAATTTATTGTATCAACTACCTTTTTTCTAGGAAGATTTAACTGCTTAGAAATATTTTCGGCTATTTCTTTTTTCGTAGCCATACTTTACCTCATATCAATATGTTTTCCTCCATAAGTAAAGTATCCATTAACTCTCTTTTTGTAGTACATACACAAAAGTTTTTTGGACGTGGTAAATTTCTCTTAAATATTTCGTATACTAAATAAGGTAAGTGTCCTTCAGTTACATATACAGTATCTTTAGACAATAAGTAAACACACAAAAGAGCTTTATCTAATTGTATAGAAACAACGTTACCTTCCAATAATGGAAAAGGCTTTTTGATATATGAATAAGATTCTCTTACAATTTCAATAAAGTTTGGAAGTTTCTTCCTTGAATAAATGTATATAACATTTCCAATATTTGAAGCTCGTATACCTTTAATTTTGCATTGCTCTGAAATATAATATGCCTGCCCAAAATATTCTGCACTGTAAGAAAATTTTGGATACCCGTCTGGAGCTTTATCTAATTTTGTGATTGCTACTATTTCATTTGTTCTTAATTCATTAGTTCCTTGTTTCATTATTTTCTCCTTAACTAAAATATTTTTTATTATAGTAAAGTAAAACATTGTACAGCCTATACACATAAAACAAAAACACTGTATTTATTAAAGGTATAACAGCGACAATAAAAGTTAACTTACAACTGCTAAGTAAGTTCTGACAATCCTCAATGTCCTTTGAATTACCTTGTCTGAACACTGGGATATTGTACAACATAAACACAAGATCTTTATCCAAAATCTTTTTTCTTACAATAAATATAAGAATGATGCTTGCTAAATAAACTATAGCCAAACAATATGCGAATACGAATTCAAATAGATTCATAAACCCTCCTTAATGTTTTCTATGTACTTCAACTTTACCAATTGAATTAGTTATAATTTCTTCTAGCAAAGAGTCCAATATAGAATTAACGGATAGATAAATGAATATACTAGACATAGCTCTAAACTTTTTGTCGTGTAACATCTTTGTACTTATTAACTCTATATTTCCAGTGTCGTTTGTTAGAGTATTCATCTTACTAATTTCACTAAAGAATTCAAGTATGTCTTCAAGGTCATACCCTAACCTTTCAAAGAAATCTTTTAACTCATCCATTTCCTGTTCTTCCAACTTATCCATAAATCCTCCTTATAAAGTTCCGATTAATGTTACATAGTTTATTAAAGATTGGATCAGTCTGATAACATTGAACTGCTTCATCAATAGTTGTACCCCCTGTACACACCCTTTCAAGTTCTTCTCTAGGACCTTTGTACAGTAGGTACAAAAACAATAGATACTCTTTTTCTAAATCATTCATATCAACTTTCCGTGTTCAGTTCAATATTTTTATTTAAGTTAAACCTACTAAACAGATCCACTGGAAATAAAAAGTAAGAAAATTTACTTCTAGGATTCTGCTTAAACTTGTTTGAACTTTTTATTTTATCCATAAACAATTCAAAATCCATTATGTTTTGTATCACTTGACATCCAGCGGAATACCTACCTATCTTTGTAACTTCCTTAATATCAGAAGCACGATGTATATTGATACCAAAATATCCACGCTGTACAATATCCTCATCGTCCCTTCTAAAATTATTATTTCCGTCTCTCCATATTGTTACTGGTGCACCCCACTGTGCCAATGCTTCATAACCCCTATGTATTCCAACCATGTAGGCGTTACGGTGATAACCGTAACAAAGATGTGCAACACCTTTTTTATCGCCAGCAGCTCCACCTACGAAAGTCCAATAAGCTCCAGGATCACATGTTCCATTAAAAAGAAAAACTAATTTATCAATGACGACACCTATATAGTCATTAAATCCATCGGCCCTTTGTCCAGCTTCATTTCTTATACCAAATATATTTACCTCTTCCCATGGAGCTCCATTAGATAAATATAATTGTTTGATGTGTTTGTAAAAATATGTTTCACGATTTCCTATACTTCCATCCTTATTAAAGACAAAATTGTTTTTACTAGACAAACTCATAAGTCGATTCTTAACTTGTTTCATCTGAAATCTCCTTTAATAGTTGTTCACTATTTTCTTTCATGTACTTAGTTATTTTAATATAAGACTCCTCAACCTTTTTCTCTTCAAAGCCACGAAATAAAACTCGTGCAGGGTAACAAGTGTTCTTATATTCATCAACAATTATTGCCCAACCAAATACATGTAGAATTTGATTTATAAACAGGAGCAATCCTGTTTCTCTAAATTCTTTCCAAGTTCTTTTTTCTTTCATCTTATTTTTCATAGTTCATATCCTCTTTGTTTAAATTCATCCCTTAACCAATCTAGAGATTTTGATACAGGTCGTTTAGATATTTGTTCCAGCTCATAATCGAATGCCATTAAAGCTCCATCACTCATCATATTTGTATTTGCATTTAGATAAATAGATAAAGTTCTATAAGAAACGAACCCTTTATTTTCTAACATGTTAATACAATTACGAATATGATCCGTACTCATATCCTTAATGTACAGTATCCTTCCATCCTTTGTTTTCCAAGTTCTTTCTTCCATTAATCTACTCCACTTTACTTATTTGAGTTGACCATCTTGCATCGTACTTTCTTAAATCAACCCAATTATCTTTTTCAATTAGAGCCTTAATTATTTTAGCATAAGCCTTTATTGCCTGTCTTAAATGTTTAAAGATTAATATCTTCTTAATTTCTAAAGCCATTCCATACTTTTCATCTGTCCTATAATAAGTAAAACTTATGGAACGCTCCCTTACACTTATAGAAACATTCTTTTGTTCACGTATACTTAACAACGTTTCTTTTTCTGTTATTAAAATCATTTGGCCCTCCTTTTAAAAGGCTTTACTAAGACAGTTCCCCCGCAGGAGGGACACTTCCTTCTATAAAATAAAATAAAAGGAAGTGTTAATCCTCCAGTGAGGAGAGCAAACAGTATTGTTAGAAAGCCTATCTTTCTTTTAGCTTTGACTTCCTTTTTACATATTAAGCAATACTTTATCTGTGCCATTAAATTATCCTTTATCTATTTAGGTAAATTTACTTCATTCCTTGAGTCTGATGTGTCAAATAAATATCTGTATTCAACACCAACAGCAAAGGCAATATTCTTTTGTATGTACCTTTTGTTACCAGCAGCGTTTCGCTTAGGAAAATAATGTAAGTAACCACCTGAACCTGTTAATGATAAACATTTAAAAGGTGTTATCTTAATTCCACCTGAAATTGAAACGCATGGAATCTGTGCATCTAAATCACTATAAGTCTTTTTATTTGCACCTCCATAATAATAAGCTGTACCAGCTCCAAACTCTAGCCAGTCAAAAGGTTTTAACTTTAAACCAAATTGTCCGTCCCAGGCATCACTATAATTGTCATTATATCCCAGTATCTCACCACCTTCATCAGAATAAGAATCAGCGAGCTTAACAAAATAATAATGACCTTGTATACCTACTGCAAGCCAACCAGTTGGACTCCATTCAATTCCAAGCCCAACCAGAGAAGGTAAATTGTAACTTCTACGTCTTCCATCCACAAACATACCTGCAAAACTTTTTCCATCCTTAACACTTTCTTTCCAAGACAGAACTGTTTGAGATTCGTAACGCAAACCAATATTTAAACTTTCTACTGGCCTCCAGTGTAAACCTATAATTGCCCCTATTCCATGGGCTTCTTTACTTGCGTCTAATTCCACTAACTCAGTAGTAATATTTGCAGGGTTATTTACTTCATCTGCAATTTGATCAGCAACCATACATCCATCACTAACAGCAACTGGAGTTATTCGATACTTTGTCCACCCTGAATACTCGTTCTTAGCGTATATGTATCTTATACTGAAAGAAGTAGCGAAAACTTTTTCAATAATTTGATAAGCTGTACCTATTGTCCCAGCTAAATACATACTGCTACCTTTAACTTCACCACCTAACCAATCAACTTTAGTGTTTGAAAAATCTAAATGCTGCTCAACATACTTCATTGAATTAAAGTCAATGGATGGATCATTCGGATTAAAAAAGTCAGATCCAATAATTGATCTTATTGTAGGCGCAAGCCAATATTCAGTAACAGACATGTGTGCTTTTTCAGCTAACCCTTTGTGTGCCTGTTCAAAAATAATATCCTGTGCTTGATCTGAGACCTTTGGACAATTTTCATCCAACATAGGAATACCATCTTTGTAATGTCTTGTACCACCACCAGCAGGAATTGTGAACGATGCAAACAATGACCAACGCCCTTTCTTAAAAACAAAGTAGGCATTTGGTATTGCTGGAACAGGTTCATTAGAACCGTAAGTCTTACCCTTGTATTCCATTCCACTGTAAGATACTGTGATACTTTGTACACTTACATCAAAGTGAATTCCATCTTTCATAAATGCTGTGCCTGCTGGATTAAAATTTGCTATGTCCGCCCCTTCTGTAGAACCTATCCTTATAGGATTCATTAAGTAGTTAGCAGACTGGTTGGGCAAATAATCAATATTTGCCATTGCACGTTTCGTATAAATAAGTTGAGTTAATGTTGCCATAACTAAAGACAACAAAATAAATCGTAATGTAACCATTGGAACCCCCCAATTTGTTATTTTCTCCAAACACGAATTCCAATTCCAAAAACGATCCATCTAAAATAAACATACTTAGAATCTTCTACTCCGATGTGTTTTGCAATTGAAATTGTTGGAACAATGAATACTTCTTTGCACAGCTCATCATCCGTATACAAATTCCAAAACACAATCTTACTTTTTAGAAAGTGTTTCATTTCCCCTCCTTTATTCTACCTAGATTTTTAACTTGAAAAAAGTATCCGACTAAACTCAAGCGAATACCTGTTTTAGATTTATACTTTAATTCCCACAGAAACATTTTCTTTGCATACAAAGAACCAACCCCCATTCCTACGAGAAATATAAAGCAACACATTGGAATAAATTCTTTTAATAATTCTACGGTCATTCAGGCTCCTCCATTTCATAATGTTTACCGTACTGAACAATCATCCTACTATTAAAATAATCCATATTACGTTCTAAGTTTCTTATTTCTAATTTTAATTTAGTGTACTGTTCAGTAACGTTTAGTAATAATACAAACGAAACAATGTTAAGTAACAACATTGTAAAGACTATCATCATACAAAGAGACAGAAATCTTTCCTGTCTCTTTGTTACTTGTATTTCTTTTTGTTTCAAGGTGTTATACATAAAATATTGTTTTGGTATACTATGACCACAAAACGAACACCACTTATATTTTTGTTTTCCACTTTTATCGTCCTTAACTATGTACATTCTATTCTGTTTACAGTTAGGACAGATTTCGTGTTTCATAATAACTCCTACCAAGAATTTTCGTATCGTCTCATTATATCCACAGCAAACTTTATTTCTTCTATTTCAGATTCAACGTCATCAACTGAAGAAGGGCAACTTAAATTTGGTTTTATCTTGTTTAGTAAATCTTCATATTCCTCAGCTTTTTGTTCCATTATAATCGCTGCTTGCATAACAATATCTGAAGTTATATTGTCGGACATTAACTTTGGTTTTGGTGGAAGAGGACGTGGAGCCTTTGGTATATTGTTCAATCCACCTTTGTTACTTTTACCTTCTTTTAATGTAGTCATATTTGCCTCCTTTCAAAATCTGAAATTGTTGTTTCTTCACAGTTGTTACACAAAAAATTTAATCTTGCTAATTCATATTCTTTGTTTGTAATTAACCAACCACAATTTTGGCATTGCCAAAATGAATTTCGTTCCTTCTTTTGTTCTTCAGACAATTCCATAAGAAATTCCATTACTGTATCGTGATCAACTTTTGCAACTGCTTGTAAGTACTCGATCATAAACTCTGTACTTTTGTCGTGGAAGTCACACTCCTCTTTTGCCATTACTAACTGAGCGTATTTCTCATCACTTATTTCCATACTATTCCTCCTTATACCGGCCAAACGTAAGGTAAGTTTCGTTGAGTATCAGGCCACAAAGGTAAATAAAATTCTTCATACTTAGCTATTAAGTTTGAACGATGAGCTTCAATAAAGTTATCATCTATCCAATATGGTTTAACAGGTTCATCATCGTTAACAAGTGTTAATAAATATTTGTAATGTTTATAACATTTCTCATTTTTGTAACCTCGCTTAACCCATTCTAACATAATATCATATAAGTAAACTTTAATAAGGTATGATTCATAACCCTTCCACATTTTAACAGCCGAGTGGTTTGCCCAACCGTTAGTTGTAAGTTTAGTCTCTGAAAGTAATAAACAACGAGCAATCTGTATAGCTTCAACTCGTTGCTTACCTAACCGCCTATAATCAAGACATTCAGCAGTATTGGAAATATTGTGATCAGTGATAAATGTTTGCATAAATCCTCCTTTATATTATTGTTAAATATATAGACAGTATCAATAATACTATCGCTGCAGAACAAATACAAGAAATAATTATGAATGCTAGAAAAAACTTTAACCTTTTTCTAATCATTGTTTTTGTCCTTAAAAGGTTTATACTTACTGAAGCCGAACACCCTGTATCCGTTATAGTTTTTTAGAAAGTCTATACAGCCCCAAGACTTATTTCCAAGGTGACGAGCGAACGATATGTCAATAACCTTTTTCTTTTGATCAATCGAAACGTTTTTAGTTTCTAAGGACCCTATTGCTTTTTGTAGTGTTAGTTCACGCCCTTTCACTCGTTACCCCCTGTAGAAATAAAGCCCCTTAACCGGACACTATAACCCTTTCGTATTATAGAAGTAATTGTATCCGTTAACTCTTCTCTTCCCTTACCTGTCATTACTTGTAAATCCTGTAATGTGGCTAATCGCTGATGGGCAATGCGATAATTGTTAACGGTAGTCAACAATTTTTGTTCGTCGGTTGTTAACGTACTAATATGGTTCATCATTCCTCCTTATAGTATTTTAGTATTTAATAAACTAATATTATACTATATTATAGTATACATTATATACTGTATAATAACATTATACTATTGTAAAGAACTTTTTATTAAAGGTTTATACTGTATATACCGATAAATATAAGTTAGCTGTCACTAACTTTAAACAGGGGTTAGGTAAAAAGTTACTCAATTTTTAGACAGTAAGGAAGTGTAATTGCTTAATGAGTAACTTTTTAGAACATAACCTATTATAGTGTTCAAGGCATATAATGTACAGTAATTACCGTGCTTTGTGGTTTTAGTGTTCAAGGACTTGTACTTTATTAGTGTTTAGTTATTTAGTATCTAGTAAAAATACATTATTCAGTTTTTGTACATTTGTGAGTAACTTATATAAGGAAAAGTTACTCAATCTACTCACAAATAAATGTTTAGTAGGCATGTAACCGCCCTTAATTACCGGCTGTTAAATGCCCTTTTTTAGCTGAGTAACTTGAGTAACTTGAGTAGCACACTCTGAGAAAACCTATTTTAGCAGTTGCTAAAATACCAAAATGAAGCTTTTGTTACTCAGCTACTCAGGACAAACTACATAAAAGTGTCAGGGCATGTAACATACGGTAAATACCGTTAGTTACAAGCCTTAACCCCTGAGTAATTTTGAGTAGAACTGAGTAACTTTTTACTTTACCCCCTGTTTAAATGTGCTTCATTTTGTACGAAATCTCGGTACTCATTTTCATGGCTACTGGGATTTTAAAAATCCATTTGTGCCTGACATACTATAAAAGTGTGATTGCTAAAAAACCCTCATGCCAGTACGTTCGGTTTCGCCAGCATAATCGTATTTTGGCCATTTCGTTTAACGAATTATACTTTTATAGTGTTCATGATTTTTTGGATCCATTTCGCTCTCGCTCAAGTGTTAACAGGGGTTAACCCACTTGGGATAAGGAAGCAAACTTGAGGGATACCGAGAGGCAGACGAACAGAAATCTTGGACTATAACGCCTTATAGGAAGGGAATAAAAAAACCCTGTACAATTGTACAGGGTTTAATTTAAAACGTGGAGGTGTCTTAACGACTGCTATTATTTAAGACCTTTATCTTTATTTAATGTAACCTTGTTTTCGGCTGGTCTATAACCTTGCCAGTTAGCAGGAGCGTCTTTTCCTTTTCCTTCTAACTTGTATGTACCTGTTTTAGGATCGAAAGAAATCCATACCCTATTTTCAGGCTCAACTTTAAGGATAGACTTACGGATAATACTTGCACATTCTTTACGTCCCATTTTAAATTGTTTGAAAACTTCATCTTCAGAAACACTTTTCTTTTCGGTAAGAAAATCAATAAACTTGGACATCGCTGAACTTGATCCGCCACCTGTAGCTATACCATATAGTGAAGGGCGAATTTTTGCAAGAGCGTCTTTGTACTTAGGATCTGATTGTTTGTCAACAAGCTCTTTAATTATTGCGAAACTTTCTTTTTTCATCTGAGCCTTTGATTTACCTTCAGTCTTTGCAGCTCCTACAGTTTGTTCAGTTTTCTTTTCGTTTAACATATTGTTACTCCTTTTAATTTAATTTTGTTTGGCTTTTAATAAGCCTATTAAGTGAGGGCGGTTAAGCCCTCGTATAATAGGACTACTAAGCAACCAGTACGGCTCTGTTATAGTAAGCTATTTGTGTAAGGTTAAGAGTAACACTTTCGCCGTTTACTGAAAAGTTAATTAAGCCGTGACGTCTGAGTCGATTTAATTTGTACATGAAAGTTTTTCTATCTTCATAGTTAAGTTCTTTCATAGCGTGTTTAATGTTTCTTGTTTTCTTGTTTGAAGCCCAGCGTATAATTCTTTCGTTTTTGTTTAGTTTTCTCATTGTTGTTTCTCCTTTATTCTTTAGTTCGTTTGTTCTTTTGTTTTATACATTCAATATAATGTATTCGAAAAATAAAACAAGAACTTTTTTAGACGAAACAGAAAAAAGTTCAGGTACTTTGGATCTATTTATAGCGGTTTACCTGTATTCCCTACAATTCTCGTAGCACACTTTAATAGCGTTGCCTCATCTGTCCCAGACGGCAGTTTATTTTAGTACCACATGTAAACTAACGTGGGGCTTTATAACCTTGTCAGGGCGTTTATATGGACTATACCCCTATTATATATACATAGTTGTACAATGTGTACAGTTATACAGGGTTTTTACCTTATATACTGTAATACAATAAGCCTAAACAGTACAGCCGGAACTTTTTTATAAAAGGTACAAAAAATTTCTTTATTTCTCGTCTCAGTTTACGATATTATAAGTAGAGTAATAAAGGTAATTTAAAGACAGGAGAATTTAATGAAAAACAGATACGAACAGCTTCAAGACTTACTTGTTGACACCATCCGGGAACGGAGGGGTTATGTTTATGTGTTTAAGGACCGTGAGTCTACAATCGTAGGCGTTATGGTACTTGCAAGAAACGAGAAACCAGACAAAAACTATTTGTTATTGACCGATGAAAAGGTTGACGACGAAAAGTGTATGTACTACAAGTTTAGTGAAAAGACAAGACGTTGGTGTTTAACTAGATAACCTTAAGAGCCTTTATTACCTACATTGGAACCCTGTATTTCGGTACAGGGTTCCTTTACATGTAGCAACTTTTTCTAACGAGAATGAAAAAGTTCTTGTATACTTTCTTCTTATTAACTATATTGAGTGTATTAAAACAAAGGAGAAAAGGTCATGAGAAAAGTATACAGATTAAAAAACACAAAACAAAACATTCAAGTAGTTGTGTTTAAGACAAGGTTCAGCTCATACGAAATAGTAGCTTATGTTAATGACCAAAAGGAACACCTTCAAACTGTTAATGTAAACAATAGTAAATGGACTGAAGCTTGTAACAAAGCGGTTGCAGTAGCCAAAGTTCATTATGATAACTTAGTATAAAATTTGTCCTCATAACACTTGCCTTAACACCTACACACCTATCCTCAATAAGACCCCTTTTCATTAAGGGGTCTTATTTACAGCAACTTTTTTCTCAGCGAATGAAAATTCTTCTTGTAGTGTAGATCGTTTATTGATATATTATATTCATAAACAAAAGGAGAAAAGTCTATGAAAACAAGAACAGAGTACAACACAAATTTCAAAAACATTATGGGAAAATGTGATAACAACACATTAGTATCAAACATAGTACACGGAACATTGATGAAACTGAATTTAGGTTGGACTTTACAAAAAGCATTCTTTGAAACATGCGAATACGAAAACCTTTATGGGAACCGTAAACACATTGTACAAATAAGAAAGAATGTTGCAGGCGTATTAAGAAACAGGTATGCTTTAATAGTTAACCCTACAGACAAAAGATGGATGGAATAAATTGTCCTCATAACATACTACAATATTATCCCACCTTACATCCTCGAAAATAACCCTTGTATAATAACAAGGGTTATTTTCTTATATACTACATACATTATTTTCCATTAGCAGTTTTTTGTTTCCGAGTTACAAATTTTAGTAGTATATTATATTAGTATAGTGTATAATACTTAATTAGTTTTACTATGTATAAGGTTTAAACAATGTCTAAAGAATTTGATCAAAAGAAAGAACAAATAGTCGCATGTTTTGAAAGGACGTTTGATAAGAACATGGCCTACACAAAACTTGGACTAACGGATAAGGAAATAGAACTGCTTGAAAACGACAAGGAGTTTCAACAACGTTTGGAATTTCGTCTTATAGACAAGCGTGAAGAATTGATAGACAAGTACTCAGAGTTTATGGAAAGTGATAATGAAAGTATTTCCTTTAAGGCTACACAAGAAATGGCACAGGTCCTTTATCCGGATTTCTTTAAGAACAAAAGGGAGTCGGGAATTATTATCAACAATAACCTAACCGACTTTAGTAAGTTCACAGATGATCAACTTAAAGTGATTATACAAAAAGGGAAATTAAGAAATGAATGATCAAATAGAAAAGAATTTTACTTACCATGTACCAACTGAAGATGACATTTCTGTTTTGTCTATGATAAGACAAACCGCAAAGGACTTTGTTTACTTGTTAGATGAATTTTGTCCAGACTCTCGTGAACGTTCTTTAGCTATAACAAAAATTGAAGAGTCTGTAATGTGGGCCAATGCTTCTATTGTAAGAAACAAAACTACATGGAAGGATAAACAGGATCCTTTAGAGGATCTTAAGAATGGAATAAAGATTGTAGAGGAAAACTATAAGTGAAGGAGGTCCTTATGGCCGAGTTCAGAGCAAGTATTGAAGCTACAACTACTAGAAGAAAAATTAGAAAGGAAGATATGGATTCCTTTAAGGACTATAGTTCACATGAAGAAAAACTATCGCCACTTGTTACAAGGGCAATAGAAAAAGGAAAAAGATTTCTAGAGGAGATAACAAGAGACGGATGAACCGATCTTTGGAAAGCCTTTCTGTTCAGGAAAGGATAGTTTCTGAGTTAGCAAGGAGAGAATTAGCTAGAAGAGATTTTTTAGAGTTTGCAAATTTTACAATGGATGAGTTTGAACCTACTTGGTTCCATGAGACTTATTATAAGATACTTAATTATTTTTCTTTAGGTATGTTAAAGAAACTCATGGTTACAATAGGTCCACAAAATGGAAAAAGTGAAGGTAGTTCTAGAAGACTACCTGCCTACATGTTAGGAAAGAATCCAAACTTAAAGATAGGCTTGGCAAGCTTCAACTCTTCTTTCGCACAGAAGTTTTCAATGGATGTACAAAGGATAATTGTCGATTATCCTTATTACAATTTGTTTCCAGAAACTACCTTACAATCAACAGAATTTTCACCGGATACAAGAGGAAAGGAATACAAAAAGACCCAAAGCCTTTTTGAAATTGTTAATCATCAAGGGGCAATGAAATCAGTTGGTAGGGGTGGAGCCTTAACAGGTGAAAAGATAGACCTTATGATATTGGATGACCTTTATAAAGATTATTCAGAAGGAAACAGTCCAATTGTACGTGAAGCAGTTATCAATTGGTACTTGTCTGTTGTTCTTAAAAGGTTACATAATAAAAGCCAGCAGTTAATTGTTTTCACAAGATGGCATGAAGAAGACCTTATAGGGTATTTAGAAAAGAAAACAAAAGTTAAGACCTTAGAAAGCTGGAAGGATTTAGAATACTTTATAGACAATCCACAAGTTTGGTGTAAGATTAATTTTCCTACACTAAAGATTGGTGAACCTACTGAACTTGATCCAAGGGAACCTGGAGAAGCTATTTGGCCTAACCGACATAGTCGAGAAGACAAAGAAGCTGAAAGGGAAATGGATGAAGAAAAGTTTGATTCATTGGAACAGGGTGACCCGAAACCTAAAAGAGGATTGCTTTATCAAAAAGGATTTAACCTTTATAAAATACGTCCTTCATATTTTAGGGAAATTAAAAACTATACAGACTCAGCAGATGAAGGGACAGATTATTTATGTTCTATTTGTTATGGAGTAGGAACAGACAATAAGATTTATATACTTGACGTACTGTACACGCAAGCACCACAAGAAGAAACGGAACCTTTAACAGCTGAATTATTGTCAATGAATAAAGTTACCTTTGCAGATTTTGAAAGTAACAATGGAGGAAAAGGTTTTGCTAGATCAGTAGATAGATTATTAAACAGAAAAATAATTATCGAATGGTTCCATCAAAGTGGGAATAAGGAAAGTAGGATTATAACTAACGCTCCAGCGTGTATGAGATATATATTGTTTCCAGAAAACTGGACAACAATGTGGCCTGAATTTTCAAGGGACCTTTTACGATTTAGAAAAAACTTTAAATCCAATAAACATAACGATGGACCTGATGCTTTAACAGGAGTCTTAGAATACAGTGGATTATTAACAGAAGTTAATGATGCATTAAATAGTTGGTAATAGGAAATAACTATGGCAGTAGTTGACAAAGAAGGAAATGATATAATAAAAGGATCACCAAGAATAGACGGGTGGCAAAATCTTTTTTCAGGTGTCGGAAAAAGAGGTAGAGATAAGACGGACGCGAATTACTACACTCCTTATCCTTATATTTATTTTGATGATGAACTATTAACACACCTTTACACCTATGAAGGATTGGCCACTAAAATAATAGATACACCAGCCAATGACATGACTCGTTCTTGGGTAACAATTGAAAATGATGATGAAGGAAAAATACAAGAAGAACTAAAAAGAATTGATGCACACAATAAAATAAACATGGCAATCAAGTTCACGAGACTGTACAGGGGTGCATTAATCTTTATGGTATTTGAAGGGGATACAACGGACTTTTCTACTCCTGCACCAAAAACAATTAAGGGAATAAAAGCCTTAAGAATTTATTCTGCAGCTCGTGTAAGAATAACGCAAGCAAACATTATATCAGATGTAGATAGTAACTACTTTGATGAAGTGGAAATATTTCCTATAAGAACAAGAGGTGGACAACTCTTAAACGTACATGAATCAAGGTGCTTAGTATTTAAAGGGGATCCATCCCCGGACTTTGATATCAACATTGACTTTGAATATCGTTATTGGGGTTTACCTGTAATGGTAAGAATCTTTGAACGATTAAGTAACTATGGAATAATTGAAAAAGGTGTTAGTACTCTTATGCAAGAAGCTTCAGTAGGAAAGTACTCAATAGCTAACTTAGCAAACTTCCTTGCACAAAACACAAATGAAACTATAAATAAAATATATACAAGAATAGATATTATCGATAGAAGTAAATCTGTCCTTAATGCAGTCTTGCTTGATGCGAACTCAGGTGAAGATTATTCAAGGGACACTTTAAATCTTTCAGGAATTGAAGGAATTATAGATAGAGGAATGATGAACTTATCTTCAGTTTGTGGTATACCTGTTACTCTATTGTTTGGTCGGTCCCCTGCTGGTCAAAACGCCACAGGGGATTCCGACTTTGAAAATTATTATAAGTCTGTTAGATCTGAACAAACCAATTGGTTAATATATCCATTAAGAAAACTAGTTAATATTGTCGCAGGATACTTGAAAGTTTCAGAACCTAAAGTAAGATTTAATCCTTTAAGAGAAGCAGATGAAAAAGAAAAAGCTGAAATAAGAAAATTAAATTCTGAATCAGACAAAATTGACATTGAACAGGGAATACACACCCCTGAAGAAATCTTAGAAAGAAGAGAATCAGAAAACCCAATATGAAAATGTTAAGAAAACTTTTATATATTATTGTAAAACCTTTTGTTCAAGAAGCAATGAACTTTGAGATTAAAAAGTTTTATGAAAATTTCTTACAAAAAGAATTTGAAAGTGTAGCTGAACAAATAGCTAAAAAAGAAATAGATGAGTTTTATAAATTTCTAATCGAACAACAAGAAAACACAAAACATATTGAGTCTATTGGAATAGAAGAAGAAATTGAATTAAACCAATTTGCTATAGAGGCTTTAAGTGGAGAAAACGCAAAGATACGATAGAGGGTTTTATGAAATACTATTTCGCGAAACTTTAAAGATGCATCGTAAATCAATTGGAGCTTCTGCAAGAACTAGAACAAAGACTTTTAATAACCCTGTATGGATATTTCCTTCACAATGGGAAAGAGTTTATGGTAAGTTAATAAAAACTTATCAGAAAAACTTTACAGACTTTGTGTTAGAAACATTAAAGGAAGAGCTTCCAGATTGGATAACACAATATAAAGAAGGAACAAGAACAGACAGTACTTTAATTTCTAACTTGCGAAAAGAAGAAAACGAAAGAATAAAAATAGAAAAAAGATTAAGTACTGATTCTTATCCAGAAGATGATGAAGAAATAAGAAGATATTTGGTAAAAGTTTTAAGGGAAGATTTTAAGAAAGATTATTCAGAGGAATTTCGTTATGACATTTACTCAGATGAACTTAGAAACTTTACCAATAATCTTAATACTATTCTTACTAACATATACGATAGGGGAATTGATGAAGTTTTAGCGGACTTATCAGCTATTGGGGAAAATGTATCAGGGTTTAATCAACAGCAATGGCAAAAACAACTTAGTAGGTTAATTGGAAGACAATTCACCTCCAATGAAGCTTGGTTGTCAGAAGTACTTAGCTTATGGACACAGGAAAACCTGAACTTAATAAGAGGACTAAGTGCTGAATATATTAGACGTGTAACTTTTATAATTAACGATGGAGTACAAAACGGATTAACCCAGATTGAAATTACAAATAATGTAAGACAATTAAATTTCAGTATTGAGGATGCTAGAGTTCGACTAATAGCCAGAGATCAAATAGCAGCTCTCAATGGAAGAATAACAAGATTGCGACAACAAGGTATTGGAGCAAACATGTATATTTGGTCCACTGAAAAAGATGAAAGGGTAAGAACTACCCACATAAATCTTGAAGGACAAATTTGTTTATGGGGAGATCCAAAAGTGTACAGTGAAGATGGAGGAATAACCTTTATCTTTAGACCTCCTACAATGGCAATAGCAGAACCAGGACAAGAAATAAATTGTAGGTGTCAGGGAATACCATTCTTTGATAGAATGCTTGCAGAAGTAGATGAGGAAATTCTACAGGAGGCTGCATAATGGAAAACCCAGCTGTCTTTCTTTATAATTCTTATAAAAAGTCGGATAAATCTTTTGGAGTAGTAAGTCACCCAAACATAAAGGATGTACAAATTAGATTTATGAAGTGTTTGGATGAGCTGTACTTTAATGTTGATGATTTTTTGAAAACACACCCTAAGGAAAAGGTTGAAGAATACAAGAAGAACATAGGATTATGTCTTCCAATAGGTTGGAACAACTTTGAAAAGTTATGGATGAGCACAAAGGCATGGGAGATACTTTCTGATTCTTTAAGTTCAGTCGAAAAGAAAAGGGAAGCTCTTATTAAAGCCTTAGAAGAGGCAGATAAGAATGGATAAAAGAATATCTAAAGAACAAGTCTTAAATGAAGTAGGAAAAGCCATAAATGAAGTTGAGTATGGAAAAATAATTTTAGTCATAAATGGTTCAACAGATTTTGTTGATATAATTATTGAAAAGAGACAAAGAATTAAATCCATAGAAAAACAAAAACAATAGATATTTTATTTGCATAAATCCGACAAACATTATTTATGGTGGGGTTGACACTCTCATCAACCCCACTTACTTTTTAGGAGGAAACATGGCAACTCAAATAGTCAATATAAGTTCTGCAAGTTGGACTCAAGTATCTGATGCAGGTGTTCAGTCTATCCTTACTCCTTTAGTCCCGAATAAGACTTATCTAGTTAGATATTCGGACACCCAACCAACTGCAATTGAAAATACGGGACACAAATTTTTTGCAAAAGATGATTCACCAAATGCACTTGTAGGATCAGCGAATACAGAAATTTGTTGGATGAAACTTGTTTCAGGTACAGCACAAGATGTACTTGTTTCTCCCTTATAGGAGTTAACTATGATAACTAATAGAACAGTTATACTTGGATCAATTGGAGGTGAAGTTAGTTCCATTCAAAGTTATAAAGGGCTTTGGAATGCGGACACTAACACACCAACAATTCAATCAGGAGTAGGTACAGCAGGCGATTTCTACATTGTCAGTGTTGCTGGAACTACAGAAATAGATGGAATAAATACTTGGAATGTTGGTGATAGAATAGAATTCAATGGAACAGTTTGGGAAAGACTAGAAGACCCAACAGCAGGTGAAATTTTAGCATTAAGATCTGACATTTTTGATAATGTTAGCGATAATATGATACCAATGAAGTCAGCTGGTGTAGATGAATTTGAAGATTCATCTTTTACAGAAACAACGGAGTTTGTTGAATCCAGTAAAACTTTAATGCTTCCCCCAGATTCGTTACTACTTGGAGAGTCTGTACGGATGTCTAGTGCGTTTAGGTCTATTCTACTCCGGAATGAAGCTACTGGAGAGACATTACTAACTTCTATATGTGGATATGATAATACTGGATCACTACCTTTTAATCATCCAGTATTTGAATCCCAGACCATAGATGTTAGACAGGCAGTTGACACCGTTACAGCTGGTTCTGGGAATTTGACTTTTGAATTATCAGTTACAGAAAATAGACTCATTCAGTCAATCGTCTTTAGGGCTTCTAACACTGGCAGTTTTACCATTGTTGCGAGATACAATAATGCGAGCGGAAAAGTTATTTATGATATGGACATTACAGTTGGTTCTATTGGAGACATGACCTTGAACTTACCTGCCCCATATCTTGAAGCAACGGGAGATACAATTCATATAACCATTACAGGTGATGTATTATTGTTGGGTGGTAACGTCGGTCCCGGAAGTTCGTTTATTCCTTATTATAGTGTAACTGGACTTATTTATTCAGAGTTTGAAATCCATACGGATGAGGATTTTACAAAAGAACTTCATTCAGACACTTCAGAACCTACAGGATTCATTGATAGAAATGGAACATCTTTATCTTTTGTAAATGCCACAAGAACTTTTACTTTAGAAGTAGCTACTACAAAAGATTATTATATAAAGGGTCAGAAATATACTTTAACCGGAAATGTGAATTATGTAATACCAGATACTGAAGGGTTGATTTATATTTACCTTCAAGATGACGGAACCTTAAATTCTATAACAACTTTTGATATTCCAACATTATTACGTGACAATGCGTTTGTTTCAATTGTATATTGGGATGCAACAAATAATCTTAGGATTTATTTTGCTGATGAACGACATGGCGCAACTATGGACTGGGCAACACATTCTTATTTGCATAATGTATTTGGTGCTAGATTTGATAGTGGGTTAGCTTTAAATAGTATAGTTGCAGACGGTGACGGATCGTCTGATACTCATGCACAATTTGGGTATGATGCTGGAGTAATTCGTGACGAAGATTTGATTCACAATATATCTGCTGATACCGCACCTTCTCAGATACCTATATTTTATAGATCTGGAACAACTAACGTAAGACGTAAAGAAGCAGACAATTTTCCTTTAATTTATGATGGAGACGGAACATGGACAGGTGTATCAGGACGTCCAGCGTATAATGAAAATGTCGCAGGTTCTTGGCAATTATCAGAAGTTGGTACTAATGATTTTTGGCTTGTACATTACTTTGCAACAAACGATATAGAATATCCAGTAATTGGATGGTTAGGAATTGAGAGTTATGGAAATGTAACTATAGCCAGAGATATGGCAAGTGAAGAAATAAACCAATTGTCAGGTCTACCTTTTGCTGAATTTACACCAATAGCAACAGTAATTTTTGGAACAAACTCATATGCTAATACAGCAAACGCAGTTATAAGAAGTATAGACGTTGATAATGATTATGTTGATTGGAGAGGGGCGTTCGATGTTGCATCAAATATTAGTGCCTCTGAACATAACAACTTATCAAATAGGGATGCAGCCAATGCACATCCTGCTTTAGCTATAGGGTATTCAAATACGATAGGTGGAACAGTTGTCGACAATGTCGATGACGCCTTAGACGAACTTGAAATACATAACAATTTGGATGGAAGAGATACAGCGGACACTCATCCAGCAACTTCCATTTCATATTCCAATACTATTGGTGGAACAAGTATAGACAATGTAGACGATGCATTGGATGCATTAGAAACTCACAATAATCTTGAGGGTAGGAGTACTACTGATACACATCCAGCAACGGCTATTTCATATAGTGCAACTATAGGAGGTGTGGTAGTGAATAATGTTTCAGAAGCTCTTGATGAACTTAGTGGAGCAGGTCATTATGATGAGCCACGACTCACTAATTTTTCTATGGATATACCGCCAAGGATTGACATAGGTACAGATTTAAACGTTGCGACTGGGTATTCCTTTTTTGCAACTCATATAAATAATATTGATGGAGACTTAACTTTAGTTGTAACGACTGGAGATAATAAAACAATATCTGCACCATTTACAGAAGGGCAGAATGCAGGTTCGGTTACTTTGTCTGGTATTGTGACAAGTTCAGCCACAACCGTAACTTTTCAGTTAACTGGCACTGATACAAATGGAGGAACCATACAATCTAATGTTGTTAGTATTGATGTGTCAGATGTTCCGGTTGAAGAGTTACTATACTGGAATACACAAACGTCAAGTAATGCAGCAGACTTTGATACAGGAACTGCAGATAGTCAAGAAATTACTGGTTCAACAAATACCATAACAATAGCTACATTTACAGGAAATAGATATCTTGGAATTGCACAACCAGCAACGGAAACTGATTTTACTCAAATAAATATTGGTGGTGTAAATCAAATTGGGGCATTTACAAAAAATTCTGGTGCAATAACGGTAAATACTGAAAGTTATGATGTATGGTTATCTAATAATGCTCTTGATGGAACAATCGTTAGTGGAGAAATTATAGGACTAGTGAGGTAAATTATGCCAATAAATATATATGACAAGTTAAGATCAGCTTTTAGTGGACCGATCATTGATGCCAATGTTGTTGAAGTAGATGGAGAGAATATCAATAATGTTGATACTATAACGAATGCACAGTTAACGGCAGAGTCTTTACAAAATCAGATTATAAATATTCGTCAATCTCAAGAAATAAATTCAGGTAATTTTCAAACTTTTGAAAATAGTTTCGTTATAGACGACACTAATGCTTCAGCGAATAATGGGGTGGTTAATATTTATGTATCTCCAACAGACAAAATAACAACTGTGACATTGCCATCAACGGCAGACATAGCGACGGCAGGATTGACGTATCCAGTAAGTTTTGAATTTATTCATACTGGTGGTACTGGATCTTTTACTCGTACAAACATATTAAGGATTCAGTCTGCTGATGCGGTGTCTGGTAACTTAATTGATGCCCCTAACGAGGACAGCAATAGAACGTTCTTTAATTTAGTACAAAATGATATTGGATTGTTTGTAAAGGACAATGCTGGTGCAGATTATCGTTTGATCCTTGGAACCTTTGATGCTATGTCACAAGTGTCAAGAGGAGGAGTCTTTACTTTCCGTGACGACATTTCCATTACAAATATTGTAGACATAGCAACTGAACTTGCAGGTGTTACCATAAATCAAGGGGACGCTTTTATTATCACCAATGGGGGACCATACTTTAATCAAGATATTGTTGATGGAAGTGTAATAGTAGCTAAAATAAATAATCCAAGTTTGTTAAGTACATCTACGGACTGGTTAATACTACAGAGTGAAAGAGGAAGTGCTTTATCATCGAATCAAATGGCCTTCTTCAGGAATATTATACGTGATGGTACTAGATTTGATTTTACACGGAACATAAATATTGATCCGATAAACGTTATAGAATTCTTTTCTCAAGCTACAGGAAGCAATTTAGGATCACAGTATCTTTACAGGGCAGCAGCAGGTGAATCTGCAAGTTCTGCAAGGTCAGCCGTTGTAGCTAATCAAAATATACAATTTTCAGATTTAATTGGTGGTAGATTACGACTGCAAGTACAATTTACCACCATAATAACATCGGGATTTTTACCGCAATTGGTAGATCTTAGATTAACATATGGAGCAATCGAATTTGTGTTTCCTTTAACCGGAGTATCAAATTCACAAACTGCTACGGTAGAAATTGACATACCAAATATAAATTATTCATCAATATTAAATACAAATTGTACAGTTACTTTGAACTTTAATTTTACTGGTAGGTCTTTTTCTGGGGTCTTTAGAGTGCAAGAAGTAGTAAATCGACTTAAAGGTAATTTGAATGATGCAGTTACAGCCATAGCGGAAGACCAAGCACAGATGGCAGAAAACCGTCTTGATGAAAGGCTTAGGTTACTTGCAACTAATATTGATAATGAAGAATCAGAGTTTGAAGCTATACGGAATAGAATTTCACCATTAAGAACAGACAATATATTATCACCAGATATAAATGCTTTATTTCTAAATAGTACTGGTAGTGACCCTTTCCCAACTTCCTTGGCTTCATTTAATGAGGTTAACTCAGATAACCCACGATTTACTGGTGGGAATGTAGCCTTATTTGTTGCTGTAATTTCTGACGGAGTAAACAGTCATGCGTTAAGAAACATTACTACAAGTTCTTCAATAGTCTTAGTAGATTCTGATCCAAATGTAACTCTCGGAGAATCTTTGTCCAATGGGCTTAACACATATTTTGTTTATAGAATTACTGGTCTTACTTCTGGCCATGTTTATGAAATTGACGAAATACGTCAAGTACAGATTGTTGCATGGCCTGCCGATATTTCTGCACTACAACAAGAAATAGTTAGAATAGATTCAGAGTTAAGCCATGCGGCATTAAATCTTGATGACGAATTGGTGCATTATCTTGAAAATGATATTGCTATTACAGAGGAGACAACTCCGACAATAAATTCTACTGCATATAATAATGGTCTTGGGGATACAGGTACACAGACTGTATTTTATGAAACGAATCCTAACACACCGTCGGGTGGCTTCCTAAATTCAAAGCCCATTATTGATACTAATGGCACTGATAGATATAGAAGGAAATTAGTTTACTTTCCACCAAACGATAGCTATTCCAATCAAGCCTATCTGGTAGCTTTTGATGGTACGACAGGAAGGGATTTAATTCGATATCTTGAGGGGGATTTTTATGTGCGACAATTTATACCGGCAGTTGCGGGTGGCACTCAATTAGTAAATATTTATCCTACTCCAGAAAATCAAGTATTCAATCCAAATAATCCTTGGTTTACTATATCGACAATAACGTTTCAAAATGGTGTACCAATTCCGCTAACTAATGAATTGTTTTTTACAAGAAATATTCCACCGTCTTCAACATTTCTATTTATTGATTATCGTGGTCATGCAAACGGAAATGTTTTTGGGACTAGTAGCACCATATTAAATGGTGCTGGTGGTAACACATCAGTTTCACTAAGTTTTACTCTAAACGACGGTAATGAGTCTGCGACCGTAGAAGTACTGTATCGAGCTACACAGAGAGATATACGAGTAAGTGTTACCGAAAGAATATCAACAGGACTACCAACGATAAACGACATTCAGATACGTTTGCGCTGGAGTGAAACGAGAACTATTCCGGCAACCCCAGCAAGTACAAGAGATATTTTAATTGAATCTTTACATTCCGGATACAATATATTTGCTATAAAGCCGAGTGCAACAAATACACTTGTCATAGTAGGTGATCAAGTAGAAATAGACACAAGATATCCATATACAACATTATTTGGAGGTGGTGAAACTGGATACTTAAGAGCAAGAGATGAGACAACGCCTGATCCTGTATATCTTGACTATGAGGATTTTGATGTTATACCATCAGTAATAATTGATCTTGAAAATCATGCTACATTACCGCAGTATGGATTATTTAC